TGCTGGAGTTGCTTATATTGGTATTATTGCGGCAGAAAAATTAATCGGTCTCAGTAAGTATACTCGTATTGCTCAGTGGTGTGCTAGACGTGGTACACTGCAAGAAGAACTGGCTAATGATATTGCTAGAGAAATTGCCAAAGCCACTGGTGCTAAAGATGTAGGTGTTTATATCCAGGCCACACACGGTTGCTGTGAAAATCGTGGTATTATGGCACATTCTAGTTTAACACAGACTACAGTGCTAAAAGGTGCGTTCAAAGATGATCAAAGTACAAAGAAAGAATTCTTTGATAATATTAAACTACAGCAAGACTTTGCTCCAAGATAAGGAAACATACATGACACCGAAAGTAGAAAATATGAAAAAAGGTACTTGTGGGTGCGGACGTAGTCCCACTGGTGATTGTATCGGCTGGCACCGTTTTACAGAAGAAGAGTACAAAGCAGAAAAAGAATTGTACGAATACAGAATGCAAGCTCAGGAACTTTGGAACGATAGTTGCACTAGTGGAAGGGCAAAATAATGGCTACTTGGAAAATTCGAAATTACTACAAAAAATCTATTGAAGAACACGAGCATTTTAGCAAAGACGGTTTGACAATTATTCATAGAACAGGATGGCGTTCAGGAAGTTGGTATGTTACTACTTCTGACGATAAACCCCCTGAATTTGAATTTGACTATGTTCCGGGCGGCGATGGTGCTAAAGACAGCATCGATGTATATAACTTTCCTGGCCCAAATATCGAAGATGTTGAACTTATTGAAACATTTGACGGTTGTTGGGAAGAATTTGATTGGCCCGAAGACTTAGACGAAGATGAACGTGCCGAACTAGAATCACTTGTTGAAGATGAAGGCGCATATGCATTAGAAGACCAAGGTTGGTTGCAAAACGACAATCAATGTTGGATATGGGGTCCTATTGTTATTGAAGACGAAGACGGCAATCAAGTAAAGATTGTTGTAGCAGATGAAGATGGTAACTGTGTAGAGTTTAAGGAGGAAGAATGAACTCTGTAGATATGGCTAACGATTTAATCAATCGTGCTAAAAATCTAAAAAAATTCGAAGTTAAAAGATTTTTAGAAAACGGAATAATGTTTGGCGGGACTGTGCCGTTTGACATTAAAGGTAAAGATGACTGTTATTGGATTTATGCTTATGCAGTTACTCAAGAAGAAGCAGAGGCACAAGTTGACGCTTGGTTAAAGGATCGTGTATGAGTTGGCTTAAAAGAAAATTACGCAATTGGCTTCAAGAAGAAGACACGCTAGAATGTGTATCTATTGGAAAAATTCGAGCTTCAGAAGATTGTGTTGAAAGCGATCCTGTGTTAAACTTTAAAGTCTATAGTGCTGTAGGTGGAAAAATTGTTGAGTTTAGACATTACGATCGTCAGAAAGACAGAAACTTTAACCAAACCTATATCATTACCAATGATCAAGATTTTGGCGATCGTATTGCTAAAATCGCAACAATGGAAATATTAAAACAATGAGTCAAATTAAACTTGCTGAATTATTTTACAGTATTCAAGGTGAAGGACGCTACATGGGCGTCCCATCTGTGTTTATGCGTACTTTTGGCTGTAATTTTAAATGTGCCGGGTTTGGTATGCCTAAAGGTGCAAACACTACAGAAGTAGAACCGATCGCCGCTAATGTTCATCTCTATAAAAGTTACGAAGAGCTGCCATTAGTTAGCACAGGTTGCGATAGTTATGCCAGTTGGCATCCCTCCTTTAAACATCTAAGTCCGTTTTATACTGTTGATGAAATCATAGACAAAACATTAGCAGTACTGCCTAACAAGCGTTGGGAAGATGAACATTTGGTTATTACAGGCGGCGAACCTTTGCTAGGTTGGCAACGAGAGTACGAAGCATTAATTAGCGACCCTCGCATGCGTGGGTTAAAAGAAATTACATTTGAAACTAACGGTACTCAAGAACTACATTGTAGTTTTAAAGACTTTTTAATTGCATGGCAACAACCTCCGTTGGGTATGCCTAAAACTCACGAAGTAACATTTAGTGTTAGTGCTAAACTTAGTTGCAGTGGTGAAAGTCGAGCAGATGCTATTAAGCCAGACGTAGTATGTTCTTATCAGGAAGTAGGATATACATATCTTAAATTTGTAATTGCTACAGAAGAAGACGCAGAAGAAGCATTAGAAACTTTAGATATCTATCGTGCAGAAGGATTTACAGGTCCTTGTTATTTGATGCCCGTTGGCGGTGTTGAAAGTGTATATACACTAAACAATCGTCGAGTGGCAGAATTCGCAATGAAAAACGGTTTACGTTATTCAGATCGTTTACAAGTACCTTTATTTAAAAATGAGTGGGGTACATAATGAAAAACATTATTAAACGAGTATTTGGTATTGATAAGTTGGAGCAAGCCAAACAAGAAGCCAAACAAGCGGCAGAAGAAGCATTAAAAATAGCAGAGGATGCTAAACGTGCGGCAGAAGAAGCATTAATGACTCCAAAAGAGCGTGCCACTGCTCGAGGAGAACCCTATGTTGGTGTGCTAGAAACTCACGTCAATAAAGAAAATCTACGTAACGGGTTTTTTGAACTTGACTGGAACGATCAGTTTGTGTTACAATTAAAGCAAGAAGGTTATGGTTTTGACGGTGATCCAGACGAAGAAATAGTAGATCGTTGGTTTAGGACTTTGTGTAGAGACATAGCCGGCGAAGAAGGCATTGATATGACAGACCGAGGTGCCGGTTTTATCAATGTTAAGAAAATTGCTGAAGGTAAATCGGAAGTTTCATGACATATATTCTAGTTGATACTGCTAACACATTTTTCCGTGCTAGACATGTAATTAAGGGCGATGCTGATATTAAACTTGGCATGGCATTTCATATCACACTAAACAGTATCAAAAAAGCATGGCAGGACTTTGAAGGTAGTCACGTAGTATTTTGTCTTGAAGGTCGTAGTTGGCGTAAGGATTACTACGAACCGTATAAACGAAATCGCAGTGATGCTCGTGCGGCTCTGACGCCTAAAGAACAAGAAGAGGATCAATTGTTCTGGGAAAGTTTTGACATGTTCAAAGATTTTATTGCAGAAAAGACTAACTGTACTGTACTACAGAATCCTCAATTAGAAGCCGATGACTTAATTGCTGGCTGGATTCAAAGTCATCCTGACTCAAAGCACGTTATTATCAGTACTGACAGCGACTTTGTTCAACTTATTGCACCTAATGTAAGCCAGTATAATGGTGTAATGGAACATCACATTACACATGAAGGTATTTTTGATAAAAAAGGAAATCGTGTTTTAGATACTAAAACTAAAGAGCCTAAGGCTATTCCAGATCCGCAGTGGCTATTGTTTGAAAAATGTATTCGTGGAGACAGCAGTGACAACGTATTTTCTGCATATCCAAAAGTTCGTAAAAACAAATTAGAAGAAGCGTTTCGAGATAGACAAAATAAAGGATTTGCATGGAACAATCTCATGCTACAACGTTGGGTCGATCATAATGGCGAAGAACATCGTGTACTAGAGGATTACGAACGTAATCGTAGATTGATTGACCTTACACAACAACCAGACGATATTAAAGAAAAAATATTTGGCACTATTAAAGAAAATATTGATAAAGAAAAAAGTGTTAGTCAAGTTGGTATTCGTTTACTTAAATTTTGCCAACTATATGATCTTAAGAAAATTTCTGAACAGGCACAACAATATGCCGAACCATTAAATGCGAGGTATCATAAATGAATGAATTACATGCTAAACCCATTGTAGATGGTAAATTCTGGATCGTCGAAGATCACGGAAATAAAGTTGGAATTCTTAAAGTCACTGAACAAAAAAAATATGTCTTTAGTAGTAAAGATAAAATTACTACGTTCGACAATAAGAAAAAACTATTTGAAACTTTTGGAAAAGATTTCTTTGTAACCAAATCGTTTGAAGTTAAACAAAACATCGAAAAAGAAGTACACAGTTATCCAGCAAGTAGCGAACCACACAATCCAATGTTTGATGTAAGACGCAATCTTCCGTTATTTACAAAAAGCGGAAAATCAAAATCAGTTTATTGTGCAGGATACTATATTATTAAGTTTAATAAAGGGTGGGTAAAAAGTTTTTGTCCTAAATTAATTACTATTGAAAGAAATGTATATGAAGGACCATTTAGAACAGAGTTAGAAATGAAACAGAGGTTATCCAATGTCTCAAAATAATTTAATTAATACCACTGCTATACAACAATTTATTAATCAAGTCAAAGGTGCCGAAAATAGCAACCAGCGAGAGATTAAACTAGACATTGTTACTGCTAAAAATCTTAGTCACACATTAGCCTTAGTAATGACACGACTAGCAGGTAATTACGAAGGTTTAATACAAAAAACCTCTAGTAATGAACCAGAAGTACAGGTAAAAATGGACGGCGGTAGTTGGGACAAAAACTAACCTAGTTGGGCTAAATATACGCATATATTGGAGATATGTGTATATGAGCCGTCCAAAACCAAATGTAGTACTAGAAAACATAAACAAAAAAACATTTAAAAGCGATCAAATATTAGAAGCAGAGGCCATTTGGGCTGTGTTCTTTAAAGGTCGTCCTTTTAACTTAAAAAGTCAAAATAGCCTAGGCGGCTATGCTGGCAGTAAGTATAAAAAAGTAAGTTTCTCCAATCCTGGCCATGCACACAACTTGGCAAAAAAACTAAACACCATGTTCAATACTAAAGACTTTGCGGTTGTAAAATTGACGCAAGGTGAAGAAGTGAAATGAACCAAGAAACATATACACGAATTTTCTTAAAATCTGCCGAACAATCTGTTACTGAAGAAAATGTAAAAATACATCTTCGTAAGTGGTGGAAAAATACTAGACTTAAAAAAGAAGGCGGGTTGCGCCTTACTGACGAAGGGTTAGACTTTGTTAAAAATAATTTGGACTTAAGAGTCTACGAAGTTCCATTTCCTTTAAGTTTAGATCTAAAACCAGAAGTTATACTGTTTTTGGACAAGTTTATCGATTGTCCGTATCATCTTAGTGAAGAATCTATAACAGTTCTCAGCGAACGTAAAAATTTCGAACTTCACTTATTTGCAGGCGATGTTCACAGATATGGTTTGATAAAAGCCATGAAACGAAAAGCTCAAAACGAAGAATAAACTGTTGTTAAAAACCCACATTTAGCCAAACATACAATCTGAAGTTGACAAAGTATAGGAGCGAAACTATACTAATGATACTGCGAAACTGATTCAACTTTTAAGGAGCAATAATGGCAGCAGAAATTATCAATCGTCAAGTCAGTCCTAATGGTGCTAAAAACGCTATCCGTAAGGCATTTAAGAAACAGCGTCCAATTTTCCTTTGGGGTCCCCCAGGAATTGGCAAGTCTGATATTATTCACCAAATTGGTGCAGAAATGTCGGCTCATGTAATTGACATTCGTTTGAGTCTTTGGGAACCTACTGATATTAAGGGTATTCCTTATTTTGACAGCAACTCAGGTACTATGGTTTGGGGTGCTCCTTCCGAACTGCCCAACAACGAATTTGCTAGTCAATTTCCAAATGTCATTTTGTTCCTTGACGAAATGAACAGTGCCGCACCCAGTGTACAAGCGGCGGCTTATCAACTTATTTTGAATCGTCGTGTGGGTCAGTATCATCTGCCAGATAATGTTCTAATCGTTGCCGCTGGTAACAGAGAAGCAGATAAAGGTGTAACATATCGTATGCCTGCTCCGTTGGCTAATCGTTTCCTACATTTGGAAATGCGTGTGGACTTTGACGACTGGTCACAATGGGCTACCGATAATCGTGTTCACAGAGACGTAGTTGGTTACTGCACGTTTGCCAAAAAAGATTTGTACGACTTTGATCCAAAATCTGCAAGTCGTAGTTTTGCTACTCCCCGTTCTTGGAGTTTTGTATCTGAACTGCTAGAAGACGACGATACTGACGAAACAGTTCTTATGGATCTAGTGTCCGGTGCCGTCGGCGAAGGATTGGCTGTTAAGTTTATGGCTCATCGCAAGATTGCCAGTAAGATGCCAAAACCTGAGGACATCCTAGCAGGTAAAGTTAAAAAGATGGATACCAAAGAGATCTCAGCCATGTACTCACTAACTGTATCTCTGTGCTACGAGCTTAAAGACTCATCTGACAAAAACGATAAGAAGTTTAACGAAAAAGTTAATCATTTCTTCCGTTTTATGATGGACAATTTTGAAACTGAATTGGTAGTTATGGGCACCAAACTTGCTCTTACCCAATATCAACTTCCGTTGGATCCAGACGAAATTGACTGCTTTGACGAGTTTCACGACAAATTTGGCAAGTACATTGCGGCTGCTCAGCACAAGAACTAAGATTCAAAAGGCGCAGAGATGCGCCTTTCTCTTGACAAAATCGTTGAGAGAGCATATAATATATACATAAGTTAAGGAGCAGATATGTACCAAGATCCAATCGTTGATAAAATTGTTATTGCTCGTGTAGGGCTGTTGCTACGTCATCCGTTTTTTGGCAACATGGCTACCAGAATGAAATTAGTAGATGCCAGCGATTGGCTTCCTACTGCCGCAACCGATTTCCGTAATTTTTATTACAATCGAGAGTTCTTTGAAAATCTTAATCCGCGGCAAGTAGAGTTTGTTGTAGCACACGAAATTTTACACTGTGTTTATGATCACATGAGTCGTCGTGAAAGCCGAGATCCTCAAATTTTTAACATTGCCTGTGATTACTGCGTAAACGGTCTTTTGAAGCGTGAGCGTATCGGCGAAGATCCTCCTGTAAAGTTTTTCCATGATCCTAAGTATTACGGGTGGAGTGCTGAACAAGTGTATGACGAAATTTATTCAAAGTACGACGAAGAACAACTAAAACAACTTGGCGAACTTTTAGACGAACATTTGGACGGCGATGGCGGTGGCAAAGATGGTCAACCAAAATACAGCAAAGACGAACTTAAAAAGATTCGTGACGAAATCAAAGAAGCAATGATTCAGGCCGCACAGGCCGCAGGTGCAGGTAATGTTCCTGGCGAAATTGCTCGTATGATTAAGGAAATGACTGAGCCTAAGATGAACTGGCGTGAACTATTGCGTCAGCAAATCCAAAGTACCATTAAAAACGATTTTAGTTTTAGTCGTCCTAGCCGTAAAGGCCAAATGACTGGTGCTATTCTACCTGGCACTAACTTTGATACTACCATTGATATCTGTGTTAGTCTTGACATGAGTGGTTCTATTACAGACGTTATGGGTTCAGATTTCCTAGGCGAAATTAAAGGAATCATGGACGAGTTTAAAGACTTTAATCTTAAAGTTTGGTGTTTTGACACTCGTGTTTACAACGAACAAGACTTTGACGGTTACAGTGCAGATGCCATCAACGAATACGAACTAATGGGCGGTGGTGGTACAGACTTCATGTGTAATTGGGAATACATGAAGGAGCATGACATCGTTCCTAAAAAGTTCATCATGTTCACAGACGGTTATCCTTGGGATAGTTGGGGTGACGAAGATTATTGCGATACAATCTTTGTTATTCACGGAAATGAAAGTATTGTTCCACCCTGGGGACAGTATGCGTACTACGAAGCACCTAAAAAGTCGTGAGCCTAGTAGATAAAATAAATCCGCTGAACGTTTTGGATTGTAGGGAGGTTGAAGATCCGCCTCCCCATTTTCATTATGTGTATATAGACCTCAAATATAATTTGATAAAATCTATTCACGATTGGATCGTTACTAATCTAAGACACAGATTTTATGTACGAGAAAGTCTTGTTTTGGATAACGGACAATACCAAATCAAACTTAAAATTGGTTTTGAAGAACCAAAAGAAGCCAGTTTCTTTTTAATCGCTTGTCCACATTTAAAGTACTCTGCAAATTAAACTGATATATAATAGTGCCTTATTATATCAGAAGGAGTAAGACATGGCAGAAGAACTAAATCAACCAGTAGCAGAGCAAACACAGGCTCCTGCACAAGAAACACCTAATTATGATCTCACAGTACAAGACCTTGGCGCACTAAAGGCAATTATTGATGTAGCCGCACAACGTGGTGCATTTAAACCTGCTGAAATGCAAGCCATTGGAACTGTATATAACAAACTATCAGGTTTCTTAGACGCTGTGAGTAAACAGGGAGGTCAAAAAGAAAATGTCTGATAATTTAAAACATGTAGGCAGATTGTCCACTACAGGACGTAAAGTTCTAGTAGCATATCGAACACTGCCCGGTGAAAGCGATTCTGCACTAGTAGTTCAAACAGAAGCATTAAATGACGAACAACACGATGCAATAATTCGTTTAGTGGAAAGTAATGCGGGGCAAAATAGTTACGAGTTTGCCGAAGCAATGTCCCGTGAACGTTTTCCTAGTGGAGAAGTTATGCTAACTTTCTTGCATCAGCAAGGTAAATTGACAAAAGTAAAAACATCTGATGTTATTATGACACCGAGTATGCAGGCTACAATTAAATTAGATCAGTTAAATCAATTAATTGCAGAACAGCAAGGTATCAGTGTTAATGATCTAGCACTAGGCAACAGCACTAAAATTCAAGAAGTAGGTCGTGTAGACGAAGTAGCCGCTCCTAAGAGCGAACCAGTTGAGCAACCTGCATTTGAAACTAAGTCTGATCAACCGTTAAAGGATGAAGATATTGCTCGTCAATTACGTAGCCAAGCAGATGCGTTATACAAAGAAGCCGCTAAACTTCGTGCCCAGGCAGAAGAATTAGCACCAACTAAAAAGAAAACAACGGTTAAAGCAGAGTGACACCAAAAGGCAAAGGGCTACCGAAAGATGTGGTAGCACAATGGCCTGAGGTGTTTGGTGAAATTAATGTAAAGGCTGTGCCATTAAATTATCTTCACAGTATGAGGATAATTTTTAAAGGTGGTAGAGTTTGGGATATTAATATTGCTTCTCATGCTAGAGCTCATGGTGCTGATAATCTGGAAGAGCATTTACAAGAACTACTGTCAAACTATGATGAAGAAATTGAGCATATCGATTTCCGACTAGACGTTGACCGTGTTAAAAAAGACGTGATGAAGCAGACTGCTTCATTCCTAAAAAAGAAACGTAAAAAGAAAGAAGAATGATAGCGGCACTATTCGCAGTAGACGAAGTAGGGGGTATGGGATTTAAAGGACAACTGTCGTGGCCTCATAACAAAGAAGATATGACATGGTTTAAAACTATGACTCAGGATCAAATTGTTGTTATGGGAAAGCGTACTTGGGATAGTCCCGATATGCCAAAACCTCTACCTGGAAGATTCAATGTAGTTTTTACTAATAACTTTTTCGACAGAGATGATGTAGAACAAGTGCGTGGAGATGTAGTAGAAGCATTAAAAGCACTTAAAAGTAATAATCGAAGAAAAAAAATATTTGTTATAGGAGGTCCAAATTTACTCCTTCAGAGTAGACCTATACTAGACAAAATATATGTCACTAGAATTAAAGGTGAATATCTTCACGATACATACATTAATGTTGAAGAATTTACACAAGGAATGAAATTAAGCAACACAGTAAATTTAGGTTCCTGCATAGTAGAAGAATATACAAATGAAACAATATCATCAAGCACTCGAACACATACTCCAAAACGGAAAACACAAGACTGATCGTACAGGCGTAGGTACAATATCCGTATTTGGTTATCAAATGCGATTTGATCTTCGTCAAGGCTTTCCTGCTGTTACTACTAAAAAACTTGCCTGGCGGGCAGTAGTTTCTGAACTACTTTGGTTTTTAGAAGGCAGTGGCGACGAACGTAGACTTGCAGAAATTCTACACGGCACTAGGGATCCAGAAAAGAAAACTATCTGGACTGCTAATGCAGAAGCAGAATATTGGAAACCAAATGCAGTGTTTGAAGGAGACTTAGGCCGCGTTTACGGAGTGCAATGGAGACAATGGGGTCCAAGACTTGGTAACTATATCGATCAGATTGAAAGATTGATCGAAGGTATTAAGCGTGATCCTTCAGGACGCAGACACATCTTGACAGCATGGAATCCGGGCGAGTTAGATCAGATGGCACTACCGCCATGTCACGTATTAAGCCAATTTGACGTAACTGACGGATATCTAAGTTGTCAGATGTATCAGCGTAGTTGCGATATGTTTTTAGGTGTACCTTTTAACATAGCCAGTTATAGTTTACTTACTCACATTATTGCTCGCGAGTGCGGACTTAAAGTAGGTGAATTTATATGGACTGGTGGCGACTGCCACATATACAAAAATCATGTAGACGCTGTAAAAGAACAATTAAGCAGAGAAGAAAGAACTTTACCTACACTGTTTGTTACTGTAGATAAAAAACTAGGTGAGTATGTTCTAGAAGATTTTGTATTAGAAGGATATGATCCTCATCCAACAATTAAAGCAGAAATGGCTGTTTAATTTCCAATAGCAAATTAAAGTTATGTTTTAAGATAGGTAACATTTTACTGTAGACAGATTTAAGTTCGTCTACAGTAAAACTATCAATGTAGTCAATTAATTTTAATATTTTTATTAACCGTTGTTCGTGGTTATTTTCTTTATCGTAACTTTCATCCCAGAATTCATCAAAGGTTTTAAATCCATATTTTTTTAAATAGGCAAGCGTGCCTGGACTACTAACAAGAATAAAAGGACGACCGGCTTTAATAGCGTTAATTGTTTTTTCTGTAAATGTTGCAAAAGGATGTGCAAAATTACTTTCTGTAACTACAGCACAAAAACAAGACAAATATTCGTTATAGGGTAGAGGATTACTGTTTGGATAAAATAATTCCTCACTATGCGGAGTGGTCCATAGTTGATCAAAATCAACCGAGGTGGCTTCCATTGGAATATCTAAACATATTGGAGCATTTTTAACTAAGTGGCTATCGCCTGTTTTTAATTTATTAAAAATATCTAGTTCAGTGTGTTTCCATTTACTTAAATCAAACCAAGACTTTTTTTGTGTTTCTTCTAAAGGTGTAGTATATGCCCAAGAGATTTTTGCAGATTTATTTGCTAAAAAGCAAGAAATAAAATGTCTATGAGTATCATATCTCCAAGCACCAGACCAAAATTTATGAGTTATAGAATCTGGCTGAAACTCTTGTAAAACAGTTAAGTCTATTTCATAACCGTTAGTCCGACTCTGGCTTTCTTTTAGCAAACCAATAAAAAATATTTCTTTAGACTCTACTTTAAAACTATAATTATTAAATTTGTTACTTGTATTATCCTCGCAGGTAAAAACTGTAACATTTTTTAAATTATTTCTTAGAACAAAATTGTTAATACTTTCTAACTCAAAAGAATAATAAGATTCATCTTGAATCTGATAGTTAATGTAATTCCCTGGGTAAGTTTTATTTTCTGTCATATAAAACTTTTTCTTTGTACCTGTGTCTAAAATTAAAGTTTCATACAGATATATTTGAAGGCCAATTGAATTTAATCGCTCAATTGTATCAGTATCATAGTTTAAAGTTTCAAATTGTTTAATAGACCCTAAACCAGTATAAATTAGATGCGGTATTTTTAATTTTTCTAAAAAAGAATTACAATAATGATCATTGTAATAGTCAAAAAAAGTATAACTTGATCTTGTATCGTTATAGTTTAAAACGTTGCTGTTTTCAAGAATTAGTCGACGAGATTCTATAGAATCTGGATTTAAATTTTCATACAACACACAGAAAAAATAAAGATCTTCTTCAAATTCTTTGACCATGATCTACTAATAGTTGATAATACTCTGGAAAAGTTTCTGCAAAACTTTCATTACGATATTCGTCACGCATTTTTATTTCTTTTAAAAACATTTCCCAACTTAACTCATTTGGTTCTGAAGGAACCAAATATTCTGTAAGTTTTTTAACTTCATCGTATGCTTGAGAGTTTGGTCGAACACTGCTGTCCAATTTTTCTTTTATTATTTTTTTTATATCACTAGGAATATTTTGAAGAGCAAATAAATTTGGATTAAAAACTGGATTTAAATAAAAGTCAAGGCCATGTGTTTCTGCAAATTCTATTGCTTCAGGAATATACCAAACATTGTACGCACTAGTAGTATATGCCATAATTAATCCTCGACTGTCTGGACGTTGGTTTTTCCACTCTACTATTTTTAATATATTAGTGTAGACGTTGTCCCATTTGGCTGGATTCCGCATGTATTCAAATCGTTTTCCAAGACCGTCAATACTTAATGCTATACCTATTCTATTAAAATCATCAAATAGTTTAACTTTTTCTAAATCCCAAAATGTACAATTTGTATTAAAACTAAGTTCCATACGCTCTGCATATTTTTTATCTACACATTCGCGAATTATATCCCAAGTTGTTTTCATCATCATAGGTTCACCCCCAAAAAAGTGAACTTCGTGAATTTTAGGCAATATATCTTCTTTAAGATTTTTAAAAAATTTAGAATCTGTAGGTTCTAAGAAGATTGTTTTTTTCTGATAATCTTTAAAAGAAATAGTGTTATCAGGAAGATCTAAATCATACGCCTCCCTAACCCAATGACTGCTGTCAATTGGTCCACACGTTCTACATTTAAGATTACATTGATTTCCTAGACCAATATCAAGTACTTCTAAGTCTCTAACATTTCCGCTTTTTACTTGATCGTTAAACCATCGTATTTCTGACAATCTTGGACTTTCGGCCCCCATGTCCTCAATCTCCCAGCAACGAACACAATTACTGTCTCGAACATTGTTTAATAAATTATTACGTATACTATCAAACTCCTCACTGTAAAATGCTTCTTGTAAGGTATGAGTTTGTTTAGTCATAGGCTTTCCGGTCTTTTGAGAAATAACCGGTAACCCGTTACAGCAGGTTGTTAGTGTTCCATCTGTTTTAGCAGATATTGATCTAAAAGCAAAGGGGCACCATAAAGATTTAGACATATTCTCTTTTGTAAAATTTAAAATTCTTTTTTATACTTATCAATTTGAAATATTGTGTTTTTAATTAAACTAATACAGGCTGATCATGACGTATTTGACGAACCATTTTATAATTATGGTTCAGTACATCCTGCATTTCTTTATACATTAAACGAAGTTCTTCTATGGTAAAATTATTAATATAATCTATTACTTCTAATATACGTTTAATTCGTTCTTCGTGATCGTCTATAAGATCATAACTTTCATCCCACCAACGATTAAAAGTTTTAAATCCAAGATTTTGTAAATATTCTAACGATCTAGGAGCACTAATAAGAATAAAAGGTTTAAATCCATTAAGTGGCATCAATACTTTTTCGCTTAGTGTAGGACTAGTTATGGAATATCTAGTTTCTCCAATCATCATACAAAAGGTTTTTTTATAAAAGTTTTCTAAATAATCTTCAATATGGGAACTGTTAACTCCTTGAGGATATTTTAAATGATCTTTTTCTCCGTCAAGCCATACTGCGCCGTTTACTTTTTTATCTAACATCATAGGAGATAACTCACTTAATGTGTTTGCTCCACTAATTAGAGAAGTTTTTAAATGGTCAGGCCATTGATCCATATTAAACCAAGTATTTTTTAAGAATACTTCTGGAGTATTTTTATAGAACCAACTCATAACTGAAGATTTTTCAGAGAGATAGGCAGCAACTATATGCCGATAGGGTGCATATCTCCAGTTAGCACAAAAGAATTTTTTTTCAATTTGTTGAGATAAGTCTTCAGTTATTTGAGTTTGAATATTAAATGATCCAGAATACTCTGCCACTGCTGATATAAAACTATTTCTACAAAACAATTTTATAGAAGGATACTTGTGTTGAAAAAAATTCCGTATATTATAATGACAAGTAAAAACATTAATATTAGTTAATCCGTTATTTTTTGCAAAAAGCTCTAAAGATTCAAATTCATAACAAAATATTTCTTCTACTGTAGAAGAATCAAAAAATTGTTCATTGTCATGATAGGCACGTTCCATATATGATGGCATCGGCTCATTAAACTTAGGAGTAGGTATAAACTTATTTCTATCTTTAGTAAAAATTAAAATTTCATTAAGATATACATTTAGTCCAGTTTCATTTAAAAATTCTACTGTTGAAGCATCAATTTTATAATGTTCCAATTGATGTATTCTTCCGTATCCGTTATAAAACATAATTGGTTTTTGATCATGATCAACCATTGAATCTTTTAAAAGCCAATCGTAGTATCCTTTAAAATAAAATTCGTTAGTTAAGGGATAAGATTTACCATCTAATGTAATAATGTCTTCCTGATTTGGTTTCAATCGTTGATAGACTATAAAATTATCGTATGCAGAAGGTTCGTAGTTATTTTCAAAGTTATTAGACATTTTCTATCATTTTATTAAATTCGTTAGGATCGTTTAACCTATCGTCAAACGAAGAACAAGTTGTAGCACATGTAAACAAGCGGCCATGATCATAGTTTTTATCCCATGTTGATTTAATATCAGTAAAAAAATTACCTTCTATTATAGAATGCCACGCTGTTTTTCTTAAATCAATTTTATCTTTGTGTTCTTTCCAAATCTTTTCCCAACCGTCTCGAATATCTGCGCCGCGTCGAGCATATACTCCGGCTGCTAAAAAACAGCAAGGAAATACTCGGCCTAGATGATCAATATAAACACTTTGATTCTTTAGTACATAACAATCGATATAACTGTTATTAGAGTCGGTCATTATACCTTTAAGAGTTTTAGGAGTCCGATGTAAAATTACTTTATGTGTTAATGATTCATTACTAGGCGGTTCTACCGAACGAGAACGTCCTAGCACTTCGTCTAATGCAAACCTATGACTTGGTTTAACTATAAATTTTTGAAATCCTAATTTTTCAGATAACGCCCTTGCTTCTTCTACCTGATGCTGGTTGTGTTTAAAAGTTATATACTGCCAGTATGGTTTTCCACCGCCCTCTACAAAGGCCTGTACATTAGATATAACATTAGACCAACGCACATTAACTCGGTATATGTGATTAGTATCTTCCAGCCCGTCTATAGCAAAAATAACTTCGCTACGATCGCCTACTATTTCTGCAAGTTCTTTCCAAAACTTGGGGCTACGAAGGCCGCCGTTGGTGCTAATTTTTATTATTATGTCTGGATTCTTTTTTCTAATTAATCTACACACATCTAAAAAGTTTGGTGCCGCACACGGATCGCCTATGTTACCACAAAAGAAAATTATTTTCGATTCTTGATAAACATAGTCAGGAATTAAATCAAAAAAGTCAGTTTCTAAATATGTTTCTTGAAGCCAACTTTTATCATCAGGTGTTATTTCTCTAACACACTGAGGGCAGGCAGCGTTACAAATACTGCTATTTTCTATTTGAACTTCAAAAAATTTACCTGTGTAAAATGTCATTGTGGGTCCGGAAATATTATAGCTCGCTCACGATGTTTTTCCAAGTTCTTTTTAATATTGTTTAGGTGTCTTTCTTTGTCAACAATACCTAACACACACATCATTATTTTTTCTTCAACAACAAAATCGGCGCCATGATAATGATGCTGTTCACAACTTAAAAAACAAGGCATTTCTTTTGTTATCGACGGATATATTTTTTCACTAGTTTTAGTTTCGGATACAAAGAAACTCGAAACTCCGTGTTTTGTTAACTGTATATTATATCTTCTTGGTTCAGTATCTCTACTAACCCAAGCAGGATCTAAAATAACATCGTCGGGTTGATTATCAGTGTGTGCTGTTACTTGAGTAGTCTGCATTAACATCATAACTACTGATATTTCTTTCATTGGTAATTGATTAATCATATAGATTAATTCTGGAAATTCTTTATCTATATTATTAGCATATTCAACCGGAGCCGTGTTTGGCACTAATCTATTACAAAATACTTCTTTAAATTTATCTGGATTGTACCAGTCTTCAGTCTTTGCACGACCCATCACTGGGGCGCCAATCCACGGATCAAATCTAGGACCATTTAAATGTGTCATAGTAGGCAATTGATATTTTTTTACATAATTAATAATTTTTTGTTCGTCAGGTAATTGAACATCAATTTCAATAGGAAGATATGCAATAGTCATAATAAAGTTAAAATCCTATTAATAAATGCATCATCATAATTTGCACGAAAACTTTCAAGAGCCGCTAGTTGAAGTGTTTCAACAGGATAAAACTGATCCTCTTTTATGTTTAATCTTTCAAATATTGGTTCTAATTTTTCCATTCTTCCTGGACTAATTTGTATTGATAACTTTTTAAAACTATCTGTGTCTCTTTCAGAATCATAACTAAAAAACCAATTAAAAGGAACTAAGGTATCGTTGTTAATTACAGTCCAACTATTTGGATGTAAACTTAATTTAGTAATATGTGATTTTTTCATTTTATGAATTAACAACGCCATTTGATCCTGCCAGTCAGGTAATAATTTTTCTCTACTTCCTGCATTTATACTTTGCATTAAAAAATCGTCACCTGGCCATTCATAAATGATTTTAAGTTCTTGCTCGTCAATATCAACTATTGGTAGGGTGGTCATATGTCGACGAGCCCTAGCATGAAATTCAATTTCTTTGTCAAATCTGTCTTTTAACAATTCAGTTGTCCAGAGAGCGTTTTCGTCGGGGTCTCGATGATATCTTATATCTCTAGCAAACCACTGACAAAAGTGTTTTTTGTCAGGGCTAACATAGGCACTATAGACTAAATTGGCTCGTACCAATTCGTCTCCTTCTAAGTTCCAATATAAGTTCCAATTTGATATATCTGTCATTGTTTTGTTGATAAATTAAAGTATGCTATATTTATTGAGCCTATGATCCGCGGAATAAATTCTCAACCTTACATTAACCTAGATTCTTTTATCGATATAGAAGGATTTACCAAACTGCATTACGAAATCTGTAAGGGTATTGTTATGGCTGATTACAAAAAAGAAGGTAATATGGTTAAGCCTGCGGCTGCTGAACAATATCGTTGGGAGTTCAAGCCACTTTATCAAGCATTAGAAGAATATCATGCACTGCCTGCAGATCACGAAATTAAACGATTAGGTATAGAAATAGGAGAATATAATAATCGCGATAAGTTTATGTTGTTTTTAAAACTTGCGTTGGGTGCATACGACCCTTATCAATTTATTTTCCTTAAAACAGAAGCGGGCGGTTGGGAATCGAGATTTGAAGAAAAGGAATGGACTGCCGATGCCGTAAATCATTTTCCTAAAGTTAAAGAATGGATTGAGCAGTCAATACAGAACAAAGTTTTCAAAACCATAGGTCGCATTATAATTTTTAAAGCAGAACACGACTGCTTAATGCCCATACATCGAGATTTACTAGAAGGCGAACACGACTACTATCCGCATAGACATGAATTTATTCATTTGCGTCCAAATGCTGATAAACCGTTTTATATATACGATCCTGAAGCAGATAACCGTATATCTGTAGACTGTCGTGCAGTGTTTTTTAACGATTTAGATTGGCATGCTGGTGGGCGGTCTGATGTACAAAGTTATAGTATAAGAATTGATGGCGCATTCACCGACGAATTTAGAGAACGCATTGGTGTTGCACACCTAGAAAACTATTAATCAAACAATAAAATTTGTAAACTAATTTTAGGAACTGTTCCTAGATTGGCTGCTCCGTGTTCTACATTTGCAGGTGCTAGTTCAAACATGTCCCCTGCTTTGTAATTTTCTAAAAATTGACCTTCATATGCGAACACATGCCCTGGCTGATGATCCTGGCAAGCCATCCAGTATCGTTGTACATTCTCTGCAGATTCAAAATGATCCACGTGCATGGGCAACATGTCGCCCGGATTGAGTTTACTAAACCACCACTTGTATTTTTTACCATTAATATTCATTGGTAAATCGATATGATCTCTTCCTATATGTTCATTGTAGTAAAATTCCCAACCTATCTTAGACATATCAATACCAGAAGCCTGCCATTTTTTTGCAGTGGCTAATTCATACTCTCCTGCCTGTGTTTTAGGTCGACGTTCGCCCGGAGTTGTTAATATTCTATCAATTATGCTAGGGTCAATCCAACTAGCAAAGTTTCCGACATATATCATATCTTTACCTTAGTTAACGGTATATCTGCGGCACAGGTACAAAAATTTCGATCGCATACAACAGGCTCTGCTGGTACTGTAAAAGTATTTAGATAGATATTTCCAAGGCTTCCTCCTACCCTACAAGTAGCACGATGTACTTCACCATCCCAATTAATCATTAAACTTTCAATGCCTGCACTGCACTGCCAATCTTTAAATTGATTTAAATGTAATTTAATAACATCGTTGGCGTGTATTAATGTGTTATTATCAATCACACAGTTCGATTCTACTGTAGCAGAATTGTCTTTAATCCATTGTAAATCATCTGGATGGTAACGCATGTCGTCAAACAAATCTCTATCACCCTCAGTCCAGCGTATTCTACGCACAGCATATGGTACGTTTGCTTCTTTAAAAATTGTTACAGCGGCTTTAGCCTGTATCATGTAGTCGTGGTGTGCCATAACATTAACCATCACCGGGGTAAGGTGCTTTAACATATGAAAACTTTTAACTGTATGTACTACTCTATGCCAGTCACCTTCTGTGAAATGTAAACTAAAAACCCAGTGATCGGTTTTTTGATTAATATACCATTCGGGCTTTCTTGTACCGTTAGTTGTCACGCTTACCCAACTGACTCCAACGTGTTTACAATAGTCAATTAGTTCGCTTATATGCGGATGTACTGTAGGTTCGCCACCTGTAAAACTAATACGTACATCTCCTAGTTTAATCAATCTATCTACTGTAGATTTTAAAATTTCTATGTCGGTGTGTGAGCTACGGTTATCATGTATTTCAGCAGGACAATAAGCACAGTCATAATTACATCGCTTACCAAGATTCCACTCAACTTTAATTTTATTTTGATGCGGCCAACGACTGGTAATCTTATACATAATTTTTAAATTCCGGCGTTACTTCTAAAAAACTCTGACTTCTAGTAGCATCAAGTCGACGATTAAATTCGATGCAGTCCTGCCATTTTTTAGTTTGATCTTTGGCACGTAGATAATTCTGTACTCCTTGTATCTGACCCATAGTTAGATCTAACAGCATAGGATTTTGTTTAATCATAGCAAAATCTTTTATAGAATCTTTAATTACTTCTAAACGCTGACTGGCTAAAACTTTTAAAGGCTGTGGCATTACTTGAGCACTTAATACGTTAGGATAATTAACCATGTTAGTGTAAAAAATAATACCCACTCTATCTAAAAATTCTTCTAACATTTTATCAAGTATAAGAACATTACTAACTTGTACGGCTACGGCTCCTACGATGCGTCTTACATTGGGTATTTTTTGTATTTCTTTTATGTTACTAATTACATCACTATAATTACCATTGCCTCGAATATAGTTATATGCATCACCAATACCGTCGATGCTGACGTTAACTGCTATAGATTTAAAATAAGGCCAATAATCATGAATAGTCCTTCCACCTTTAATACCTAACGTAGTTCCATTAGTAGCATATTTGATTTCTATCTGATGTCCGTATGGTTTGAGCATATCTAAAATACGATAATGCTGTGGGTCCATTAAAGGTTCTCCCCCAGCAAACTCTACACGACGGAAATAAGGTAATAATTTTTCAAAACTAGACCACCAATTGGGGTTATCTTCAAACTTGTCTAAGTATGGTTTGTTAACTAGGTTAAGATCTTTAATGGCTTTGACCATAAAATTATTTTCTTTAACGTAAAACTCCTCTACTTCTTGCCAATCATTCCAACTTGTACTATCCATAGGATGGCACATACGACATTTAAGATTACAAAGATTATTCAGTTTAATTTCCATGGTAGGAATATCAAAAGGCATTGTATAATTTTCTTCTAGTTTACTTAATGCATTAGGATATAATGTTACACGACTTTCCGGTATGCGTGGTTCTATATGACGTAAACGTAGACTTTCCACACCATTAGATTCTGCTAGTTGGCAAGCATGACACTCTTTAGGCCATTCATTGTTTAGCACTTGCTGACGAATACGTCTCATAGTATCGCCGTTCCATATTTCTTCAAGAGTCTGCTCTTGAATCCACCCAATAGGATGACTACGACAACAGGCCTGTATAGCACCATCTTCTCTTGTAGCAAGTCCTGTAAAAGGATGCAGGCAGAATGTTTTACTGATCATTTTCTTCCAAATATCTTATTAAAGGTGCTACACCTACAGGTTCTCCGTTGCGCTGTGCAAGATAGATACTCTTTGTCGGTGTTAAATTAAAATCATTACACACCTTATAATATCTTTCTCCGTGGGTATTCCACAAGTAGTCGCTAGGAAACTCTTTTAAGAAATGTAGGCCTATTTTTGCCAACGCTCTGCAGTTCATATTGAAATCATTCATTATGTTTATAGCATCTGATTTGAAACTTTTGCTCCAACGTAATCCAATTCTGTTCCATCCTAGACCTAAACCTTTACTTAAACTAATACCTACAGATTTTATTTGTGGATGATCAAAGTTAAAATTAATGTCTCTGCAACAAGTTACCCATGCACCATCTATATGTATGTCAATATTTTTACTAGCACATTCATTCAATATTTCTTCCATGTCTAAATGTGGAGCACCTATTTGAGGAAATGGCATGGCTATAATTAAAGGAATATCAGGTATTAGAGCCCCTACATCTCTAAAGAAAGAATATCCTAACCTTTCATGATATCTGTAATCACCCCATAAAGTTTGTACTGGGCCTTTCATGTAAACTGTATCAATAAATTGTGTACAGCCCATAATAATATCTGTTCTAGCAAAAGAATCTATACCTTGCAGGTTATTTAATTTTGATCCAAAAATCCAAGACTGACATTCTTGTTTAAAATCAAAATATACTTGATCTGTAATATCTTTGTCCCAACCGCCGTGAAGAATAGTTTGTATAGAAGATTCTATACGTCTATCCGAAAGGGGTCGAGGGCGTTCTACTTGTAAGTATTCGGCGGAATATTCAGGTGCTATTTTAACTATCATGTTGGATATTTATTGACCTTTTGTCAAGGTTCGTGTATATTATAGCATGTACTTGATAAGTAATCAACATGAATGAAAAAATAATTCAAATAGTTAATAAAATTGAATCCAAAACTGGATCAAAAACTTTCTGTCCGTTACCGTGGATACACTTGGCTACTCGTCCAAACGGTGATGCCAGACTCTGTTGTGTTACTAATGCCAGCGGAGCACAAACTGGTGATCATACTGTAGGGTTAGTTAAGAAGGTCGATGGCGAATCAGCAAACTTTGGTCGAGATTTGCCATTAGATGCATTTAATAACGAGTACATGCAAAACGTAAGAAAAACTATGCTGAGCGGTAATGTGCCTGCTAGTTGCACTAAATGTTTTGAAGAAGAATCAAACGGTGTATTCAGTAAGCGTATGTGGGAAAGTTATGAATGGATGGAAGAAGGTCTAGACTTTGAAAAACTTGTAAAAGAAACTAACGAAGATGGAACTGTGCCTCCTGTAGTGCCTTATTGGGATTTACGATTAGGACATACTTGTAATCTTAAATGTGTAATGTGCAGTCCACACGATAGCAGTCGGTGGGTGCAAGATCATGAACAATTAGTTAAAATTACAAAAAGCCCAATAATCTTAAAACAAGTCGAATGGGGTGTTAACGAATTTAATAACTACTGGTACGAAAAACCAGAGTTTTGGGAACAAGTATACGAACAAATTCCAAACATACGTCAGTTGTACTTTGCAGGCGGCGAGCCTTTAATGATCAAAGAACACAAACGGTTCTTAGAAGAAATCATACGTAGGGGTTATAGCAAACAAATTAGTCTAAGATACAATAGTAATGGAGTATTAATTGATCAACACATGATTGATATCTGGACAGAGTTTAAACAGGTTCGATATGCATTTAGTATCGACGATTACAATCAACGCAACTACTATATTCGATATCCAGCAGAATGGTCCGATATTGAAAGAAGTTTAAGATTGCTCGACAACACGCCCGATCATATACATACTAGTATTGCCTGTGCGGTGCAGGCATTGAACATTAAAAATGTAACTAATTTTGCTCGCTGGAAGTTAGAGCAAGGTTATAAAAAAATTAATAAATTTAAATTTGACGAGTTTGAATCAGGCGGTGGTATAATTAATATGCACCTATTATACATTCCTACATTCTTAAGTGCTAGGATATTGCCTCAAGAAGATAAACAACAGGTGCGAGAACAATTCATGGAGTTTAAGGATTGGTTATGGAACAACTATCGACAAGACGACAATTTCTGGCAGGTAAATCCCTATGGCTGGAAACGCTACGAGGCTATCTTGAAGTTTGTAGAAGCGCAGGATCACACACATCTACTACCAGACTTTCAAGAGTATATTCGCAACTTAGACAAGATTCGAGGAACAGACAGTAAATCTGTGTTTCCTGATCTAGCACACTTGTTATGATACCAATAAAAATACAAGCCAACAATCCGTCAACTTTAAAAATTATTTGGCAGATTACTACTGCCTGTACCTATGCGTGTGAGTATTGCCCTAAGGAACTACATACAGGATCTAACGAAACCTTAAATTTAAAAGATTTTGAAAAATTTTTAGATTTGTTTAAAGATCGTAAAATAGTAATGACTATTACTGGAGGAGAACCTACTGTACATCCTCAGTTTGTAGAAATTGCACGTCTTTTAAAAACAAAGGGAATTAAAACTGTAGTAGATAGTAATCTTTCTAGATCTACACGATTTTATACCGAAGTTGCCGATTTGATCGATAATTGGTGTGTAACTTTACACCCTTATAAGCATGAGTTAGATTTAGAAAAAATTAAAATATTGGCTGAAAAAAGTTTTACTGTAGTATATGTAATGATGGATCCTAAGTATTGGCCTAAGGCCATGGCTTGGTGGAAGGAACTTAGATCTGTTGAAAATATTAAATTAACTATACTTAAACCTGTGGATAACTGGAGTGGTGCTAACTATCAAGGGCGATTTACTGAAGAAGAAAACTTATTCTTAAACTCTACAACTCCAATATACACATTTACAGAAAATAAAATAAAAGAAGTACAACAACGTTATACTTGGCTATCTGATTTAGGTTCTACTGTAACGTGGGACGATAACAGTTTACAATCATTAGATGCCGACATGATAATGAAACAAAGCCTAAATAAATTTAAAGGCTGGAACTGTTATGCTGGTAGAGAAGTTATGGTTTTAGATAGCCAAGGTAATTTATCGTTGGCTACTTGCGGTGTTGCTAAGTTAGGGCACTGGAGTACTGTAAATATAGATGATATTTTAGATCCAGTTGTGTGTCCTAAAGAAACTTGTCATTGCGGTACTGATATTAAAGCCACTAAATTTAAAGATGAAATTCTGTAGAATAAATTTACACCAAACAAATTATAAAGAGTATCCTTGTGATATTAGTATAGGCTATCGAGATTATTTTCAAACAATTTATATCGATTATTGTAGATACAGAAAGTTTGAAAGTGTTATGCCGCTATTTCCGCAGGACTTTGAACAACCAGGTGCTACAGTTTTTACATTTTATGCTAACAATGTTCCATCTGCATGGAGCCTTACACGTGGACTAAAAGATGGCATTAGTGCCGAAAGTATTCAGTTTGCTTGGAACTATCACGAGCCAGAATTAAGATTGGGTATACGTAGTTTAGAACACGAATGCGCCTACTATAAAAAATTAGGCTATAAATATCTTTATCTTGGACAAGTTGCAGAATATAAAACTTTGTTCGACGGCTACGAAGAACTAGGCCCGGGTTGATTCAAATCTCCAGCGTACAACATCATTGTATTGCTGATCGTTCCAATTTACATAATATCCTTCTCTACAAAGATATCTGCTGGCTTCATTGATGTTTTCTAATCTCTGGGCTATTATAATATTGTAACGTCCATTGTTAAAATTTATACCGTGAAATGGTTCTGGAATTTTTGTATGATCTTCTAGTAATACAAAATTTTCTAGCATAAATTTTTGATTTAAAACTTTTACATCCTCTACAAATATTTGAGGATCTGTATCGTCATCACAAACAAACACTACAGCGTGTACGTTATCATTCCAAGATTCAAATTTTTTAGCAATATCAGTTTTATAATCGTTAGTTTTTATAAATTCAACTTGATTATTTAAAACAGCCTGACGTGCAAACGGACATATAGGTAGACTGTTTAATAATTCGTGTGGAACAGATAAAGTTGTTTCTACCCAGTCTTTTAAATATTGTTCATACTCCGTAGTCACGTTGCCCTCCTTGTCGTTTAATGTCTAATGTTAGACAATGCCAACCACCGTCCCAAAAGAATCGATTACGTAAAGGACATACTATAGGAGTAATACCTTTTGATTCTAACAGTTTTAATAATTCGGGGTTGTCGCTGTTTACTACTACATGTCGGTCGTCAACTATTAAACAGTTTAGATCAAATATTGTTTCTTCACAGTATCCTGTCCAATTAGGTAAAAAACTTTCTACAAATTCAGTAAATTGGTCATTACTTTCCTCACCTGGCACCCACCAACTTCCTCTGTTCTTATCACGTAACTTCCACCACTCTTTAACATGGTTCCAATTTGGATCGTTAAAATAAATGATTTCCCAGCCAGGAAATAAATGCTCATTACCTTTAAACCAAGGTCCTGCTATAACTACACCTTCCTTAACTACTGTAAAAATTCCGTCAAGGTGTCCCCCTATACAAACATCTTTGTAGTTGAATGCCGGATACTTTTCATTTAAGAACTTTAATATGTCTGCACTCTGCCATAAATCTACTAGGCAAGTGGTTCCAATTCTTGTTAAATTAGGACTACAAAATCCCATAAGACTAGAAACATCAGGATCAGGATTTGTTAAAAAATAATCTTCCGGTAAACCACGATCCTTGGCGGCGGCACGTAAATTATATTCACTGCGTTGAAACTCCATACGACCATTGTATATGCTAAGATCTATTTGATCTTCGCCAAACCATTCAATAAACTTATTAACATATCCTTCTACTTCAAATGTTCTATCAGTAATCAACAGTTTATTGCCCATCACTATACTGTCATCTCGAATCTGCAGAGGACTAGTTGGAATCATGTTTTTCTTAACTAGGTTAGGACGAGCACTGGCAAATCCCATCTTACCGTTAACATCAACATAATCAAGTATGCTGTCTTTGTAACCCAACTCTTTAGGAGTGGCTTGCAGTACTTGTATACCATGACTTTTCATCTGTGTTTTGAAGTATTCGATATCTTCTATAGTTTCGTGCATAATTTTCTTTAGCACCGAAGATATGCGTGAATTTTTTACACCGTCAAAAAAACTAGGATCATACACACTGCCCACAGCCACTACTTCAAGTGGTTGCAATTCGTCCCAACTATTTAATTTAATTTTGTCCATCTGGCCAATCTCTGTAATAGGCATGCTGTATGTTTCCTGCCACAAATTGATTAAAACTTTTATGTTTATCTTCTAACTCCCCTTCTAAGGGAGCCACACGTTGAAATGCTGTTTCTAACTGTGCCATATTATTAAATTCCATCATAATATGCCACTCAGGAATATCCATGCTACGGAAACCCATCTTACATCTAGTAATTCTATAACTTACCATCTTGCCTTCGCTAACAAGATGATCTAAAAAAGAACGCATATTATTAACCCAATCGAGGTCACTAATGTCCCCTGCTTTGTCAGCCCAAACGTGGTATATGTCCATTATTGCTTTTCCGCCCAACTACGTTCTAGACACCAAAAACATTGTTCACAAGTAGGAACATATTGCCCTGGTGTATAAGTTTCATAGTTTAATCCATTAAACACTTCCGGATACACATTAGTATCACCTTCACAACTGCGTGTTATATAATACAAATCTAATATATTAAAATGTTTGTATTGTTGATATATCCAATCTTTTTCTACAAATCGAAAAGGATGACAACTAACTCGACCCATGTGTACTGTTATCATTTTAGTTAAATTTTCTAGTACTGGTGCAATGTCTCTAGTCGGCATTGCGCCATTTAACGGCTCATGAGGATTGTGAGTTACTGCATTAAAATAAGCATCAAGGTTTTCTGTGTGTGCTATATATTCTGCATGAGCTCGAATTTCGATAGTGTCGCCACTTTTTAGTTCACCGTATTCATCTATAATTGTTGGACCTTTAGATCCCCACTCAAAGTCTGGTGGAATAAAGTTTTCATGTCTAATATATTCAATGCTTGGAAAGCGTTGTTGTAGCCATCTAAAAACATCTAAACTATTGTATTTTTGCCACGGGCGTAACTTCCACATACGCACATTACTAATTATGTGTACTTTAGATTCAAAGTTATTTTCACTAATTAATTTAGAAATTAAAAATGCTAATAGAGCACTGTCGGCACCACCACTTACGCTAATACCAATATTACGCCAATCGGGTGCCAAAGGAACGGCCACTCCGTTAATATCGTGTAATATGCTAGTGTAAGGCGTTGCTTCATAAAGTGCCTTTAGAGTGTCTCTAATCATATAAGTATTTAAATGCTACACCAGACTAACAAAAAATTTCCTATCCAATCTATTATTGATCAAGTTCTGTCTTTGGAATTTGATAAAAGATTAGCCCTTAACGAAACCAGAGGAACTGTGTTTAACGGTCCGTATGTCACAAAGCCCGAGTTCGTTGGAACTCCGTTAGGAGATCTATTAGCCAATTTGGATAACGTAGGAGAAGCCAGATTAATGAGACTTCGTCCGGAAGAATGTTACATGGCGCACAGCGACCCGGATGATCGGTTACACTTAGCGATTACTACTAATCCGTATTGCTATCTCATCGACTTAGATGAAAATAAAATGTATCATCTTCCTGTCAACGGTGAAGTTTGGCTAATGGATACCGGGCCTAGGCATGTAGCAGTTAACTTTGGTAGTCGAGATAGAATTCATTTAAATATTCGTGTTCCTTTACCAGACATTAAAGAAAACCCAGTTCATATAAAAATGTTAGGTGGAGATTTTGATTTTAAACACATTATAAATGTGAACATGAGTACATTTATAAATTATGCTATAAAGCAAGGCGATATTACTGGCTTTCGTTGGATCAACGACAGAGAAATAATGATTTCTTACAAAGACGAAACTGTTTTAGAAAATTTTAAAAATTTAATTTCTCAAACAGGAATGCACTACGAAATTTTAAGAGTTTAATTTCTTTCTTTCTAAAAATTGATCTGTTGGTTTTGAAATCGTAGGTGTTTGACCACATATACGAGCACACATGATCATTTTCTTATTTGTCCAATATTCTTCCCACACTGTCTGCCATGGTTTAGAATCTATAACTGCTTTTATACCAACGTTAACAGCATCTAATGCTTGTGGTCCGCCTAATGCATCAACTAAGTCGTGATACTGTCGTTTAATTTCAGATCGTATATGCGCATTAACATTATCATAATCATATTGTGTATAAGGTGCGCTGGCTAACCAACAGCAGGGCATGACCATCTTAAAAGCATCTATATAAATTTCTCTATCACGTTGTACCTTACAACTAATTTCAAGAGGCATGATAGTTTCTCGATAGTTATCTATCATTTCTTTGCTAATAAAATGCATCTTGTTATCATTAGGAGGTTCAATATAATGTGTAATATTACCTTCCTTGTCAATAACTCTATATCTAGGTTCTCCTAAAAATCTACTGGAATTTTTTAATGTAAAAATTTCAAAGCCTAAATCTTTAGCACGTCGACGCGCTTCTTCTTCCTGATGTTCGTTATGTTTAAATTTTAAGAAAACCCACTCAGCACGACCGCCTGCATCTATAAATGCTTTAGCATTACGTATAACATTTTCATAGGTTGTTCCGACTCGATATAAATGATGTGTATCCTCCAATCCATCGATGCCAAAATTTATCATGTGATTCTGTGGTAGGCTACGAGCTAATTCTTCCCACCATTCAGTTTTACGAGCACCACCGTTGGTATGTACATTAATAACAAGATTAGGACTTTTTGGTACTATCCATTTTATCATGTCTAAAAAATCGTTGTTTAATAACGGATCTCCAAAGTTTCCACAAAAGTAGATGCCTTTAACTTGTGCGATCACTTCGTCTGTAAAAATATCTTGGAAATCTTTTAGTGTCCAATTATTAATTTTTAACAATGGATTGGGCTGACCGCCGTGATAGTTTCTAGCACACATAGGGCAACTGGCTTGACAGTTATTGGTTATTTCTAAATGAATGGTTTGAAGTTCGTCAAATTTAAACATACTGGGTATTTACTTTTTATTTCCATGGTGCTAAAATAAAATAAGTACATTATGAATTTTAGTAAAGAATATACAGAAGGTGCAAGAGAATATCTATACACTTCTGCCAAATGTTTAAAATTAGATTTGGAAATCCCACACGAAGCCATGGCTGCCGAAGCACAGTCGTTAAAAGATCAATTTATTAGATATAGAAAAGATGACGGATACGACCACCACGATTGGTTTAGTTTACCTATATACGGATTAGGGTTAGATCGTCCTATGAGTTGGGATGCCTACGGATACGCTAGTCCACGCGAGGCTGCTAAAGATTTTACATGGACTGAAATTGCAGAGCAATGCCCAGTAACAGTAAATTGGTTAAAAAATGTCTTTCCTAGTCAACAATTAGGCAGAGTAAGATTTATGTTGTTAAAAGCAGGTGGGTTTATTAGTCAACATCGGGACAGTCCTTACTCTATACCGGATGCTGTAAATATTGCCCTCACTAATCATCCTAATTGTGTTTGGCAGTGGACAGACGGATCTAAGGTTGATTTTAAACCTGGAGATGCCTATGCTATGAATCTCAGTTATGAACATAGTATAGAAAATCGTAGCACGGAAGATCGTTATCATTTAATAGTACATCATCATGACAGTACGCCAGAATGGAAAGACATGATGAAACAAGCATTGGAAAAACAAGATGAATCGGGTTATTTTTATTACAGTACAGATCTCTACTAATCATCCTTGGCTAGATGCTAAGATGTTACAGATTACAGAGGCAGGACAGTATCAACTTAGCGAAGGCAACTATCCAGTAGTTACAGTGAATAGTTATGAACAAATTAATGATTATTTAGATCAGGCCGACTGGCTGTTTGTGGAAACTGCAGGCGATGTGATTATTAACAGAGATCACTTGTGGAATAAAATACATAGTTTAACTGATAATATCGGAGTTATGGGGCATATTATTTGGTACCCCGAGGACACCACTCCCCACTTACACGATCAATGTTTTATTATTAATACTCGCGCATTTCCTAAAGGATTAAATTTTTCTTCTTACGAAGATTATGGATCCAGATTTGTTCGAGGGCACGGCGACATGAACTGCGGACATGCTCCACTTAGTGTGTATTTGGCAGAAGAAAAAACAGAAAGAGTCATGGACTTTGGAGCAGCCGTTATGGAGGAGGCACTAAACCAAGGCTATACAGTTGTTAACTTTGACGAAGACTGGAGATATCCAGAAAATAATTTAAAATTTATTTCTATAGAAGATTTAGTTGACGACTTAGGGTTTGATAAAGATAGATATCGCTTGCCGGCACGTGGCCATTTTTATCCTAAAATACGTCCAGAATTATTTGAACCAGCACTTAAATCTTTAACAATTACAGATGATCTTGATGAAAGTCAAATAATGATTATTGCTATTATTAAAAAGGCTTTAGAATTTAATTATTTAAATGTGTGGCACTGGGACTGTCATGCTCCGCACATACAAGCAGATGTAGTAATCAGTCCGGCTAACGGACTTTTAGGTGAAAGCATGGCACTTACCAGTAATGCTAAGAAAATAATTTTTTATGATTTAAATCCTAATAATATAGAATTTAAAAAATCTTTATATCAAACATGGGACGGAAAAAATTATCAAGAGTTCGCTAACTCCTGGGCAAAAGAAAGAAATATCGGTATTGAACCGCACTTAGATAGTGCTCAGTGCGAGTCTCAAAAGTATCAAGGATTAAATGAAAAAATATTAAACAACTGGGACCATTTTAAAAATTTAGAAGTAGAGTTTCATAATATTGATCTTTTATCAAAAATTGATTTAATAGTTTCAAAGTTAGATAATGCATTTATACACACTAGCACTATTTTAAATTATTTTATGATTAGCAATTTTTTACATAGTAAAACTGAAATATCAGATGCTAGAAATAAAATTACAAATCGTTGTTTGTCACGCAATTCACACTGGCAGGAAAGCACATGACATATCGATTAATACCATTTACTGAAGATTTAGATTTAACAGAATTTTATGCCGAGTGTGCTCGCAGAGGTTTTGAAAATAATATCAGTCAAAAAACTATGTTTGATTGTTTTAAAAACGAACGAGAGTGGGCCGGCTGGTTATTAGAATACAACGGAGAAATTATCGGAGGAGTTTGTTGCCATAGTTTTGATGATGTTATGGGTCCCGGCAGTTATCGATTACTAGCAAGGACTGTGTGCTTTACTGATCGCAGTCATAAGCCTATGCACAATGTTCGAGGATTTGTGTTTAAACATCAGTGTGTAGCCAGTCAATTCTTTATGCCTGCGGCTATTGCCTGGGCCGGAACAGATAAAAAATTCTACGGCACTAGTAATGCTAACAGTGTAGGTACTAGTAGAATTAGTCATAATATCTGGTTTCCTAAACATGTAGAGCAAGGCACATTTTACAAAGCCAAAGATGTATTTTACAGGGGATGGAATCAGTCAGTGTGGGGCCTAAATTTAGATATATACTTTGAACAACTGAAAAAATTCCCTAAATGGGAGTGCGAATTTCCTACTTGGGATCCGAGATTATAATGGCTGACTGGAATACTATATCAGAATTTGAAAATACTATTGCTGACTTTTTTGGCAGCAAATATGCTGTCAGTGTTGACTGCTGTACACATGCAGTAGAACTAAGTTTAAGATTAACTGAAACAAATCAGGTTAGTTGCCCAAGGCAAACGTATCTTTCTATACCAATGACTTTTATGAAATTAGGTTTAGAGTGGAAATTTAGAAACGAAGACTGGCAAGATTATTATTACATCGGCAACAGTAATATAATTGACGCCGCAGTGCTATGGAAGCAAGGCAGTTACATTCCAGGTACTTTAATGTGTTTAAGTTTTCAATTTAAAAAACATCTTAAACTTGGCAGAGGCGGAATGATTCTGTTAGACAATTTATCTGACTTTAAAAAATTAAAAGAAATGAGTTACGATGGAAGATTTGGAGAAAGACCGTGGCCAGAACAAATTATAGAACAGTTAGGTTATCATTATTATATGACTCCTGAAACTGCAGAACTAGGTCTTAAAAAGTTTAAAGAAGTAAAGGATATGCCTCCGCAGAAATGGAGTTATAAAGATTATCCAGACATAAGTTTACAAAAGGTGTTTCAATGACAGCAAAGCGTATATTAATAATGGGGTTACCCGGCGCAGGCAAAACCATGCTTGCTCAAGAATTAAAAAAATGGTTAGAAAACCATAGCGGTATGTTTCACAGTGATCGAGAAATGGCTCACCAGAGTTACGCTACTGTAGAATGGTTTAATGCCGATGATGTCCGCAAGAAGTATAATGACTGGGACTTTAGTCAAGAAGGACGTATACGTCAAAGTCATAGAATGAGGGAATTAGCAGATCGAAGTTCTGCAGATTTTGTCATTGTTGATTTTGTAGCACCTTTGCCCGAAATGCGACATAATTTTAAAGCAGACTGGACTATCTGGGTAGACACTATAGATGCTGGTCGATATGAAGATACAAATAAAATGTTTGTAGCACCAGATGTCTACGACTTCCGCATTACAGAACAGAATGCAGAGAAGTGGTCTGAATTTATCGGAGAACATATCCTTAGCAATCGTCGTAGACCTACGTTCGACTGGCAAAAAGAAACAGTACAAATGTTAGGACGATGGCAGCCGTGGCATGCTGGACATCGTGCGTTATTTGAACGTGCCATTGCCAAAACAGGGCAAGTTGTGATACAAATACGTGATTGTCAAGGTTGGCAAGGGTCAAACCCGTTTGCTATAGAACAAGTCAAAAGTTACATACGCAGAGATCTAGATCCTCTGTATCAGGGACAATACGAAATACAAGTTGTGCCTAACATTGTAAACATTACCTATGGTAGAGATGTAGGCTATCGAATTGAACAAGAAACTTTTGATGATGCTATACATTCAATAAGTGCCACTAAGATAAGAAAAGAGATGGGACTTAAATGAACAAGTATCACGTCCGATTCAATACCAAACACAACGGTTCTAAATTAGTGTGGCGAGTGTTTGAAAACGGCCAAGAGCATTTTGCGTCGGATGTTAGAATCTTTGGAGAAACGTTTACAGAATGTACGCAAGAACACGGTGAAACTAAATGGAACATCGCCTGCTACGGTCGGCTAGTATGGGCCGCCGATCGAGTAGCAATTATAGTAACCGAAAAAGATTAAATGTTAACACAATCCCCTGCAGTCATTGATTATTCTATAGATTTGTACAATAACTATTGTGCATCATCTGCCATGACATTTCAAAAATATCGAGATCTTATTCATGCACCAGGGTTTACTGGATGTATGGTAAATCATCAGATAAAGACTATATTCATGCACATAGATAAGTGTGCAAGTCGAAGTCTCACTGCCGCTTTAAAATCTGCTGGATTTACATTAATATCAGACGATTTAAATTTTGAATTACAGGATGATTATAAAATTTTTGCAGTAGTCAGAGATCCACTATCTCGCTGGTCAGCGGGCTTAAACGAGTATATGTATAGATTCATTGGTCCTGAATGTACAGAAGAAAATCCTATGTTCGGAATTCCTGTACCTAGAGATATGGTATTATCGCTGGAGCAGATAGCAGAAGAAGTAAAACAAAAAAAGTTTATTTTTGAAGAACACACTGCCCCGCAGTATCTTTTTTTAATTCCTTGTAAAGATAAAAATATTCAAACTTTTAAAATGGATAATACCCTTGAACAAAAAATACAAAATTTTTTAGGAATAGATGTAAGACTTCCACACTATAATAGTAGTGAAAAAAAATTACCAAATTATAGTGTATTCTGTAAAACTTTATTTGATAATTATGTAAAAAATTCAAAAGAATTTTTTAAATTATACGAAAAAGATTTTGAACTTTATAAACACAGTGAGTAAATTATGTTAAGTAAAAACGAATGGGATCCTTTAAAAACTGTAATCGTTGGCATTGCCGACGATGCTAAAATACCATCTCTAGATAAAAGTCTAAGATGCGTAAACTATGCTGACTACACAGACGAAAGTAAAATTCCTCAGGGTAGATATCCGCAACAAGTTATAGACGAAGCCAACGAAGATTTAGAAGAATTTTGTAAATTTTTAAAAGGGGAAGGTGTTGAGGTTCTTAGACCCGATTCTAATTTTGAACCAAACTATTATAACTATTGTCCTCGCGATAATGTCATAGTCTACGACGATTTAATATTAGCAACTCCACAACCCCTAAGAGCGAGAGAAGGAGAGTGGCGTAGTATGGACGCACATTTTCAAAGATTTGCTAAAAACGGAGTACGTTACATACAGGCAGCGGCGGAAAAATCCGATGCGTTATATAATGAAAAGTGTCTAGGAGACAAAGACATTTTAGCACTAACAGAAATAGAACCTTGCTTTGATGCGGCAAATGTTTTAAAAGATAACGATAACTTATATTATCTAGTCAGTAACAGTGCTAATAAGAAAGGTGCAGAGTATCTACAAGAATTAGTAGGACCGTCAAAAAAAGTATGGCTAGTTGAAGGTGTTTACAGTTATATGCACATAGACAGTACTATAGCATTGTTAAGAGAAGGACTAATGCTGTTAAACGGGAGTCGAATTAAGAGCAAAGATCAATTGCCTAAACCTTTACAAAGTTGGGATGCCATTTTTGTCGATGATGCTGTCGATGTAGGTCATTATCCCGGTTATTGTAATGCTAGTAAGTGGATGAATGTAAATTTGTTTAGTATTAATCCTAATCTAGTAGCACTGCCCAATGTACAAGAACCTCTAAGAAAAGAATTGGCCAAATATAAAATAGAGTGTGCTATGCTACCTGGACGACAACAAAGGACCTTAGGTGGCGGATTTCATTGCGTAACCCTCGACATTGCTAGGGATCATAAATGAGACCATTGTCGGGAAAAACTTTTGATACTCGAAACGATCATTACTTTTGTGTTTTGTATCAAAAGTTGTTCTCTGACCCTATTTTAATTCTTCAAAACGGAGAGATATTTAGATCCGATCAACAATCAGAAAAATATACTTTTTTTGATTATTATCAAGATTTATATACTGGTACCTTTATAGAAAAAATATCAAAGCCACACATGATATACACAGGTATAGGCAATATACCGCAGTTAGAATCGTTAGAACTAGATAGCAAAGTTATTGAAAAACTTAATCAAACAGGTTTAGAAATATATCTGTACGAAATATTATCATTTACTAATAACTCCGATGACCGATTTTACATTGATCCGGTCAATTATCATCGAGGTAATAAATCTGCTAAAGAAGTTTTTTCAGAAAAAGATAACAGTGAAATATTATTCTGTTATGAATTTGAATCGATTAAAGAGTTTGTTATTAAAAATAAATTAACAAATGTTTCTGTCTTTACATGCGATTATTATTGTAGAGAAAAATTTTCAAATCAATATAAAGAATTTAAAATTTTTTGTAAAGATATTTTTATCCAATCGTTGTTTAATGAAAATACTGATCCTATACGAACCAATTTTAGCAGTGATGAAATCAAGTATAAATTTTGGTCTGCAAATTGGAGGTACACGTCATTTAGAAATATAATTGCCGCATATCTTTGTCAGCGATCTTCTTTAATTAGTTGGAATTATAACGTGTCTACCGAGGAGTTTTTATCAGCATTGTGGTTTGAGTTAGATTTTAAAAAAAATGAACTAGTAAACGGCAACAAATATTTAAATCAAAAAGGTCCGTTTAGCATTGATATACCCGGCGAGATTGTAAATTTATCATCTGAACAAATCAGTAAACCGAGTGTTAAAAGTCCCGACTGGACCCATCCATTACCTATTGAATTTTATGCTCAATGTTTTTGTGCAGTAGTTACAGAATCTCGGTTTACTCAGGATACTGGATTGTTCAGTGAAAAAACAATAAACGCAATTAGAGCTATGCGACCTTTTGTGTTAGTTGCTCCTCCACGCACTTTAGAATATTTAAAACTAATGGGTTTTAAAACTTTTGGCGAGGTCTGGGACGAAAGTTATGATACAGAGATTAATCACTCACGCCGCATGGAAAAAATTTTAAAACTCATTGACCATATCGATAGTTATAGCATCGAGGATCTCAAAGAATTATATGATAAAATTAAACCAGTTTTAGAACATAATTTAAAAAATCTTTCTACGTTTAAAAACAATGCAGTTATATTATGAAAAATTTTGATGTTGAAAGTCCTTATTATTTTTGTGTTGTATATCAAGACTTAAAAATACAGTCGCCTTCTATTATTTTAAAAACGGGAGAGATTGTAAATCAAGAAGAAATTTGTAATGATTATTCGTTTTTTGATTATTTTGATGACTACTACAAAGATACTTACCTATACAACTATCCAACGCCTTTTATGGTTTATACAGGCATTGGTCAAATTTCTCAAATAGAAAATTTAATTTTACCTAACGATGTTGTAACTTATATAAATGAACACGGATTGGACATCTTCTTCTACGAAAATTTGTTTTTTGATATCGGCGAAAAAAATACGTTTAGTTTAAAAGACACCGATGCTTATAATAACCCAATAATAAATTCAGTTTATATCATAAATGGTTTCGAATCTACTATAAAAAATATTGAAAATTTACATTGTTTTGAGCTAGATAGTGTTAAAAAATTTGTGTTAAAAAATGGATTAACAAAGGTAAGAGTCAATACCTTTGACTATAACGTTGAGAAATATTTTAAAGAAAAATATTCGTTTGAAATTAAAAATCGAGATATTTTTAAAACCTCATTATTAAAACACAGTACTGATTCTACTACCACTTATACATATAATCCCGATTCTAATATACCAGATTGCTCAAAAATAAAATACAAATTTTGGTCAGGTGCCTGGAGATACACAGGATACCGCCATTTATTAATCAGTTATATAAAAAATTTAGAAACAAAATATTCTTGGCAACACAATGTTTCATTTGAAGAAATAAACAGCAATCTGTGGTTTGATATCGATCGCTGGCAAAATATCTACCCAGAACTTTATAAAAAAATAAAAAATGGCGTCGAGGAGTTACAAAATCAAGGACCAATAGTAATGGATTATGTATTTCATAGACAAGAGTGTCCTAGCATAAACGAATTACCTATATCAGTATATCAAAGTTGTTTTTGTGCAGTTGTCAGTGAAACTAAATTTGCACAGCCCACAGGAATGTTAAGTGAAAAAACTCTAAATGCAGTTAAATCATTTAGACCTTTTATACTAATGGCTCCGCCTTATTCTTTAGAATATGCTAAAAAACTAGGATTTAAAACTTTTAGTGATTTTTGGGACGAAAGTTATGACCAAGAAGAAAATCACGAACAGCGATTAATAAAAATATTTAAAGTTATTGACTATCTAAGTTCAAAATCAATAGAAGATTTAAAAGTACTCTATAGTGAAATGACACCAATTATAGAACACAATTTTAAAAATTTAGAATCTCTTAAGAAAAACTCTAACTTTTTTTAATACCGGTAATCTGCATAGTATATCGATCTTCCGCACCTTCGTTGTATGCGGCATGATTCGCTCCACCGACCCAACTTACCCAGTCCCCGGCTTTCCAATCCTCAAATTTGTAATTTTCTAAAACAAACTCGTGACCTATTTTTTTATCTTCTAAAAATACAATTATCCGCTCTATTTGATTAATGTCATCAATGTTATTAGTTTTAGAATAATATTCATACCTATCAGAGTGTTCGGGCAGTCCGGTACCCGGAGTCATTCGATGTACAGCATACATTTTTTCTTTTAGCCAACTAAACTCTTGTTCAAGAATTTCCTTGCTAATAAAATCTGGAAGAGTTTTGTGTATGTTGATAGAAATATCAATATTTTTATAAACATCCTCTTGATAATCCATCAATTTAAAACCGTTGTAAACGTTTGCAGGTGGAGTGAATAACACTGCTTTAATATCACTCATACTCCAAAATGGCGTAATATGCCCTCTATTCATTATTGTTCTTCCCACACATGCGGACCTTTTTTAGGTACAGCAAAGTTTAGATAGGTTTCGATTTTTTCTAAATCTTTCTTTGACTTTAAACTTACTAGTTCGTTGGCAAAGTGTAGTTCTACACCTAGATCTAATGCCAGTTGCAGTAATTCGCTACGTCGTTGCACGTCGTCTGTTAGACAGTACATACTGCACAGTACAATACCGTCTGGACGTTCTTTAATGTAGTATTCTAGTCCAGGTTGCCAGTCCATGTGTTCATTTTCAAACTCGTAACTTGTATAAGCAATCTTATTCTTTTGACAGTATGGCTCTATAATTGCACGTTGCATCGGTAATGGAATATCTTTACTAAACTTACTATTCCAACCAGCATAGGTAATAAAACTTTTACCAGTATAGTCCATTGTGTCTGCAACTTCATAGTCGCCTGGCAGTCGCATAAATCCGCCAGGAAGTCTACGACCCCACTCTTCGCCTTCAATAAGAATACGCATGTCCATACTAACACGAGTATATCCCTCTGTGTTATTTTTATTGCCATGTATATGTTCTTGAAAGAACAAGTGGCTTTGGCCGGGTTCCAGTGTAACAGGCCAGGCATGTTTTAGACTTTCTTCTTCAAACTTTTCAAGACTCCACTTTTCAGCAAGCACACGTTTTGTAATTTCTCGACTAATATCTAAGTCTAACATCCACATAGTATTAGTACCTTTGGCTTCTGTAAATGGGGTCCAGATAGTACGACAACCGCGACCATTTCCTACAAAAATACCTTGATGAAACGCCAGTCTACGTCCTACGCTTTCTTGATTGGGAATTACCACACGAAGAGTGCCTTGACGTTGAATCATGTAACGTTTACCAGCAATTCGTTGTGGAACTATGCCTGCGGCAAATTCATCAAATCGTTCCATAAAATCTTTACGACTGCATGAATTTTGCACATGCTGACTTACCCGCACAATCTCAACGGGAGTAAGAACTTCATGCATTGTTTCAAGTTCTTTTACTTGTGGTGCAACTTCTTGTATGACACTTAACGCCCACGCAGGCCAGTTATACTTTTCTAAATTGTAATTAACAACTTTGTTGTCCCAATGAGTTTGCAGTTCATTTAACATGTAAAATGTTTCTCCAAATTTCTATAGTTCGATCAATGCCGTCATTTAAACTAACCTTAGGAGTCCACCCAGTGTGTTTAGTTAAAAGATTATGGTTGCTGTTTAACCAGTAAATTTCTCCCTGACGCTTAGGTTTTTTATTCCAGTTAATTGCACCGTTCCAGTTTAGTTTCTTAGCAATAATGCTGGCTAGATCTTTTATCTTGATAGGATTGTCTGGTCCTACTGTAAAAATTTTTCCTGTTTTACCGATGTTAGGATCTTCTATTAATGTCATCCAAGCGGCAAGTAAATCATCAATAAAAATAAAATTGCGAAAAGGCTCGGCATAACCAAAATTTACCTCATTAGGATTTTTTAACATCTGTGTAATAATTTGTTCTACAACAAAGAAATCATTATCTTTACGACCATAACTATTAGTCTGACGAATGGCACTAAAAGGAAAGCCGCAACTACGATGCATATATTCAAGATATTTTTCTACACCGTATTTGGCTACAGCATAGGGAGCATTAGGGTGAGGTTCGGTATTTTCATCAAACGCAACATGATTTAAAGGTTGACCGTTATCTTTAATTTCGTCGCTAATAGGTTGCCAGCCATACACTTCCATGGTACTGGCAAAAACAAAATTTTTAAAATTCTCTACTTTGCTAGCCGCTTCGATTAAGTTGACGCTACCAACATAATTAATTTGACTAAATGTTATTTGCTCATAAAAACTTTTTTCAACTTCTGTACGAGCACCAAGGTGTACTATGACATCTGGTTTAAAATCTAATACTTCTTTGGTTACTGCTTCAAAATCTAACAAATCGCTTTTAAGAGAGTAAAAAGTATGATTTTTTTCAATCAGTGGTTTAAGATGTGATCCGATAAATCCACTGGTTCCGGTCATTAAAATTTTCATAGAATATTCCTTGGTTCATGATATTTAAACAAACCTATCATTCTACATAGGTTGTTTTGACTACAATTTAATTTTGGTCTTTTCTAAAGGCCATATAGGCTGTAAATTTAATTTTTCTGGACAAAGACTACATTGAGATATTGGGGTTTTAATATTGTTCATAAATTGTTTAATTTGTTCGTCCGAAGACCACGGTGAGCAGGCCTGATAGTTTTCTAGAAGAGTTTTAGCACGATCCTCTATCAAAAATTGCTGATTTAAATCTCTTCCCACTGCTGTTAAAAAACATTTATAAAGTTCGCCTCTTACAAAATAATGACAATCAAATGCTGAACAAGCACTGTGAGCAATTTCTGGATTACTATTATGAAAATACGTTACTCTATTTTTAATCTCTGTAGTTGCTGAATTAAAAAAATTATAATATTTGACTATTTGAGCTATTTTTATACCGTCAGCATAGTATTCAAGATGATCTACATGAAATTTATCAGGTATAACTTTTTCTTCATAATTAAAGACACTGATAATTTCTAACAAATTGTTTTTAATATCATCATATTGATTAGGATCGTGAACATTTATTTCTAACCATAATCCCTTTTTTATTGCATCTCTTGACAATTCTTTGAAGGTAGAGAGATAAGATCCGTTTGTACAAATACTAAAATTTTTGTTATCTGGCCAGCAGGATCTGAGACCATCTATCCAATTTGGTAAATCTGGATTAGCATACGGTTCTCCACCTAGGATACTCATAAAATCTAAATCAACTTTTTTTGACCACTCAATATAATGATCTCGATAATCGTTAAATTTATAGTGTCCCGAAAATCTTCTATTATTGAAAGTACAGCAATTATTACAGGTAAGATTACAAACATTAGTCATGTAAAATTGTGCTATTTCAATAAAATGTTTGTTCATCATCTAGTTCCTATAATCATAAATCGCTTGTACAGGGGTAGTTCTAATTCTCCTGCCCATAATACATTTACATCACATTGAGATTTAAATTCTTCTAAATCTTGAGCAGGCCTAACGTGTTCAGGAATGCTGTAGTTGTTGCTCTGTAATACCAATAGACTGTTGTTAGGATGTCCTATTGACCAAGTGTCGTATTGATCTTGTGTAATGTGTTCACAACTAGTATTAATTATAATATCTGCATCACTGCGAATAGTACACATATCTGCTGTGACAGCTCTAAATCTTCCTTGTTCTAGTTCTATCTGATTCATATTAGATGCTATATCCTTGCAGTCTGGATCTATGTCGATACTACGAATATGTTTAATAGATAAGCCAGATTGAAACAACATACTAGATAACACTCCTACCCACCCGCCATGTATGTCTATAGACACTTCTTGATTGACAAACGGTTTAATATTGTCTATTAACCATTCTTTACTAAGAATTTGGCCTCTCCAAAAAGCATCCATGGTACGTATAGGATCTTTGCTAGATCGAATTGCTCTCATCCAGTGGTGTAAATGTTCTGTATCTATCTGCATCTTTTTTTAATCTTTTCAAAAAAACTTAAAGGTTTAGGAGCAACTAAATCTGTATCAACATTTATATATTTTAAAAAATCTCGAGCAAATGCTTTGTGACCGTCGGGTCCGGCATGATTGTCGTCTAGGGCTTTATTATAATTTCTTTCATAGTTACTCATGAATAGCGAAATATGTTCTATATTTTCAAATAAAAACTTATCTCGAGGCTCAGCAATCATCTGATAAAACTCTAGTCCCAGATCTTTTATTTTTCTAGTAGCATCTCTTATATAAAGTTTGCTTGCGACATCAGAATCATAGAAAGCATGAAGATTTTCATAATAACTACGTGCCATTATTTCTACTTCTCCATAACTATTGCCTACTTGACTAGGCAATAAATTTGTTATATTAAAGGGAGTTCGAATAACCGCAGTTCTATCAGGATATGTCCATAAAATTAATACCAAATCGTCTGAACGGAATTTAAACTTAGATATAGAATACCATATTCGTTTGTTACTAGACCCTGGCACTGATTTGTTAATGCATTTTCTTCCAAGTGTCGACGCAATTATTTCGGGCCAACAGTGCTTACTAGGTTTCTCGGTATCCGGCCAGCAATCTTCTAATCCTACACCATAGGTCATGGAATCTCCGAACGCTATTAATCTTTTCATTTTATTTTTGGTATTTTACTATCTGCCGAACTAACACAAGTTGGAGTTATACATTTTTTAGGACTGTCAAATAATTTAAATCCGCTTATCAAAGTTCCTAATGATTCATCGTGACAACTATAACTACGTTTAACTTCGTTGCTTCTTATTATAACACTTTGATAGCCAGCATTGCAAGTCCAATTTTGAAATTTGTTAAAACCAAATGCGTTAAATCTTTCGGCTTGATCAAACAAATATTCGTGCCCTAACTCGTCAAATAATGCTACCTGATACAACTGCTCGCCACTCGATAATTGCGGAAATCCTGTTTGCATAACCTCTAACATTTTGTCATCGTAACCACTGACTACAAAACTAGCCGTAGGATCGCTTTGAGGTTTTAGTGTTACATTTATACCTCGTTTGTATAGACGTTCGCATCGTGCATAGGTGTCCCAGAACAATTCTGGAACCATTACCTGATTTACTGTTACATGAACACCTTCGTAATTTAATTGTAGACATTTGTCTCCAAATTCTTGTTCACGTGCAAATTCTGTATGGAAACTGGCTGTTAAACTTCTGCGTTGTAGCATCTCAGTATTTTTACACCAGGTGCCCCACCACTTACTTCCTGGACTAAGATTAGTAGTCATGTGGATACTTTGATAAGGAGATTTTACTCCATCGTCTAAATGTTTAACTAAATCTAATAATCGTTTATATGCTGTAGGTTCGCCGCCACTAAAACTCCAATGAAAATCAGTGAAGCCTTGTTCACGTGCCTGACGTTTTATTTCGTCAACGGTGTTTGTATAAGTTTCATAATCTAGATGATCCAATTTATCACTTCTAGCATAGGGCCAGCAGTAACTACAATTATAATTACAAAAACGACCTAGTATCCAACTTACGTTGAACAAAGGTCGTTCAAGCATAGTGCGTTGACCAAATTTAACTATTTGGTGGAACGGGATATCTTGAAAAGAATTGTCGTAGCCATTCAAAATCATTTATTTTACCTAGTGCTTTTAAATCTCCGGCCTTTTGCATGCCGTACATTTTGCCATCCTCTGCGCCAAGAAACGCCCAGTTACCGTGCAATCTATCTACGTGTGGGGTACACCACTCTAATAACCTATGCTCAGTTTCAGTGTCAACTTGTCCATCTATAACTTTACTGGCTAACTTAACGCACTCGCGAAACGCACTCTTCCAAGTATTAAACGGATCAGTGTTAAAAGCAGTAATATTACTAACTTCAGCCATTGCTTTAAATTTTGTACTAATACTGGTAGTCATGTCTGGTTTAGAAATATCCATATCCAGCGTTAACTTACGTGGCAATAGTTTTACTCCGCCGTACCCGTATTCTAAATCATTTATAGGATTACGACTGCGCCATACATGTACTACATCTAAATCCCATTCGCTAACTTCGTAGTCAAAATTAAATGTAGGTAATACCTCTGCATCGCCATCCACTACCCAAACCATTTTAGTAAAGGCTTTTTTAGCCGCGGCAATATGTGCTTGATGAATTCCTGCCACATTGGTAACACGTTTAGCCAAGGGATATCTATTTTTTAATCGTTCCCAATTGGCTTCTGCATTAGGCTCACCGTAACTGATAAACACTATGTCGTACATTAGTGCCACTCCACTTCAGGAAACATTGTTATAGTTTTGTATTCAGTATTACTAGTATCAGACGAGATGCGATAGATCATTTCTGAAAGATGGTGTGGATCTAAAGCGTTAGTAACATCACCGCAAGGATATGGATTATTTTCATTCCATAAGGTTGTGTTAATGCCGCCTGGATGTATACTAGATACTTTTATACCCCTCTGTCTAAGTTCTTGGCCTAACACTCCGGCAAAACTTTTTAAAGCAGCCTTGCTGGCACAGTAAATGCTCTGATGTTGAATTTCTCTTAGTCCTGCTACACTGTTAACAAAAACAACTTTTGAACCTGGCTCCATTATTGTTAACGCTTGATTAGTCACATACATTGTGCCTTTTACATTAGTATCAATAACATTCGCAATATCAAAATATTTTGAATCTGCAAAGTCGCCCATATGAAAAGCAGCCGTATTGTTTATTAACACATCAATTTTAGTTTTAGTTTTTTTAAGTAGATCAAATGCAGTATGGACTTGGCCAATATTAGCCACATCAGCAACTATGTGTGTATAGTTGTCATAACTCTTTAAATCTGTTCTACTAACTCCAACAACTTTCCATCCATTTTGTAAAAATGTTTCTGTCAGTGCTTTACCTAGCCCTCGACTAGAACCTGTAATTAATACTGTTTTCATTGCATACTTCTCATTCGGTCGCAGGCCTGTTCTATTTCACTGCGTGTTACGTCATTGATAATTTCGCAACGGCCAATACTTATAGGAACAGGTATATATTGATTACCATTGCGATGGTTCATTACATCTTGTAAACCTGCCCACAGCAGGTCAACATTATAAAAATCTTTGTGTTCTGTAGGCAAGTCACAACTGCGAACAGTTTTAAAAATACGGTGTAAATGATCGTTGCTGATATATCCTCTTAAATTACTAATACAAGCACTTAAAAGACAATCTAACATTACTGCTTCACCATGTAACAAATTAGGAACATTTTTCATTTCAACCATAGGACTAAATGTATGTCCAAAATCTACAGGACGCTGTAAGTCTCGTTCCCAAAGATTATCATTCAGTTCTTCAGTCATACCCGAAATTGCACGATCAATTATTTTATCTGCTAACACATAATTTTGAAATTTAAGTCTTAGTAATTCCTGCGGATTAAGTTCAATTAATTCAAATAATTGATAATCAAGAACTATGGCTAACTTTAAAATTTCTGCCATGCCGTTTGATATTTCTCTGTGATCTTGTGTTTTAATAAAAGACTTATCAATTAATGTCAATGTCGGTGGATAAAAACTACCAATTCTATTTCTAAACCCAAAATGATTAATGCTTGTTTTTGCACCTACACTAGCATCAACAATAGCCAATAGTGTAGTTGGTATTCTAACATAAGGAACACCTCTACGATATATACTGCAACAAAATCCTACTAAGTCTAAAAGAACTCCACCGCCTACAGCAATAACCGTTTCTCTCCGTAGTAATTTTATATCTTGAAAAAACTGTAAAACACGTTCGGCGTTTTTCCAATCTTTTTCAGATTCTGTACTGCGTACTGTAAAAATCTCTGTGCCAGCGGGAATTTTGTCTTTGTACAAAGCATAGACTGTTTCATCAACCACGGCTATTCTACGCTGACCGGGAATTATGTCCCAATCCAATGCATTAGGTACTTTGACTATATCAAACTCTACAGGAAGGGTAGTCTTTACACGCCATGTCATAATAGTTTATTTACGAGAGCGCAAGCATGAGCATAAAAAAACTTTGCCGCTTCTATGTTTCCAGCGTGACATTTAAACGGCAACATACGAAAAAACTGTGTGGCTTCAAATAATCTTATCAACAAATATTCCTGATTTGTAAATCTACGCTCTAATTCTTCATTAAACAGTTTATCGAAGTACAATAAATTTTTTGGAAACTTAGTGTCGAATCCTGTAACGTTTCCTTTTACACGTATCACACTGTCATTAAGAATACCGTAGTAACTGCTACTACATTGTAGTATCTGACTATAGTCCATAAACTTGCTGTCTACAATACCTTCTTCATATAAGTCAATAAACACTATACCTGTTTCTTCGCTGTAAAGAATATTTTCTAGCGTTGGATTTCCGTGTACGTAACTTTCTGTAGTTATAACTTGATCAAACAACTTAGATAATTGTTCTAATTTATGTTTAATACCACTAAATGTTTCTCCCCAATGTACATAGACATCCATTTGATAAAAGTTTTCAAACTCTGAAAACTGTCTAGCATCATTAATTTTTTGTAAAACTTCTTCCTGAAAATAAAGTTTTAAACTACTAATGTTTGGTTGATAAGTGTGTTGATGTAAAGTATCAAACGCTTGCCACAACTGTTGATGCATTTTTTCAGTCTGGTGGGCATCTAGTAAATTTTCTTTAAACAGTGTTTTAATATCTTTAGCATCAATATATTCAATGTCAAAATATGCACCTTTATCACACACACCAGCATCCAGAACTCGAGGAACGTGCTGGGGAATTATCTGATTAAATCTTTGTAATTTTTTTAATTGACTGTACCAACGTACATAGCCGTATTCTCTATCGGCAGTAGTCGAAATAGTTTTTCTTACAAATTTGCGATCACCGTCAACATATAAACAAGTTGAATTTAAACTACCGCCTTTTAGTTCAATTATATCCATATTAAAAATCTAATACCCACTCGGGTAAGGAACCGCCTACATAGCCCCATTTTTCTATTGCTGTCAAAAACTCTTTTCCAGGAGTTTTGTCAATGGCCTGACGCATGGCTAATGCTCCGGCTAGAGTACCGTCTGGGTGCCCGTGTATAGCGCCGCCGCAGTTAGCAAGAAAATCAGTACCAAATTTTTCTGCTGTTGGATTAACAATCCCAGGATGCATGCCACAACTTAGTGCAGGAAGAACATTTCGTTTATGCAGAGTTTCCATGGTGTATTTAAGTTCATCTTCGTTGTCACTTAAATAGCCTCCCCACATGCCCGCATGAATAGTATCTACACCGCATAGTCCAGCAAGGTCACACAGTACTGACCAATCAATACCAAACGGGTTGCGTTTGTCTGTAAGAATCTTATCACCACTCTTCTGGTAATGAATAAACAATGGAAAATCTAATCTGCGTATTGAATTATAAACTCCTAGACCGCTCCAGAAATTAATGTGAATACCGTTACCGCCATTGTTGGCTACAAACTTAGCACGGTCAAGAATAGTATGATGATCGCCATTAATACAGAAGCAATAGATAACTCCACGACCGCAATTATTAACAATGTTAGAAATTAATTCAACACGATCCTCTAAACGACAAAAACTAGGGTTAGACAATATCTCGTCTTCCTTGATAAAATCTACACCGCCGTCTATTAATTCTTTAACCATGTCTGCTAGAGTAGCAGGACTAATGCCAGTTTTAGGTTTTACAATGGCTCCTGACAGAGGTTTGTCATAGCGATTAACAAATTTTCTAATACCCGTAATACCTTGTCGAGGTCCTAAAAATTGCTGTTCGACATCTTTAGGAAACTCAATGTGTTTTAATCTGCAGGCTTTAAACACATTAATATCCATCTGGCCGCCCATTAATTGACACATAAGATGACTGATGCCATCCCCTTGCCAATCGGAGTTTATTTTAGGAAATCCAATCTTAATTGTGCCACTATGCTTGCCTGTTAATTCTGATTCATTGTGATAAATCACACAGGATGACCTTTCAAACAATTCATCAGTTTCCCACTGATTTCGTATTTTTGGATTTCCAACACTTTGACCTATAGCAAGATTCCAAGCGGCATCGCGTAAATCTCCTATGTCAGAATACGTTTCAATATAATATGTTGCAATAACACAACGATCTTTTTCTGTTTGAGTTAGTTCTCGAAAAAATTTCATACTTTTCCTTTCTGTTATTGTAAAGTATTTTTTATTTTTTGTCAACTATTTGGACTTCAAACTTATCATTAGGGTCGCTTAGATTCCGTACTACAACTAATTTAACATCTGTAAGATATTCGCATTGGCTAATTTCGTAAGGCTCCAAAACAAAGATGTCACCTGCCCTAAATACTTCTCCGTTTATTTTGACTTTGCCCTCTACTACTAAGTTAATTTCAGTACTGTGTTTATGAAAATGATCTTGATGAAAATCGCCTGCTTTGTGCTGATGGAAACCAACTTCAAAATTTTCTTTAAGTAGGCTAGGTTCAAAATTTCCAACGAACCATCCTTTAATAAAGTTATCAATGTGTGCTTTTTTCATTAATCAAACCTTGTGCTTAGTCTTTGAAATTTTGTTAAATCGTCGGGAGTGCCTACTGGATAAAACTCTTTATTACTTATAGAAAACTTTTTTACTGTTTTTCCTCTAGCAATAGTATAATTATAAACTGGAGCAACATAAAACTCTCCGTTTTCTTTGTGTCCTTCTTTAATCATTTGTTCAGCATCTTGAAAAAAATCATGTGTGTGAGCCCAATGATAATACCCCGTAGTTGCGTCGTTACTAATAACTTGTTTCTCTCTTACTTCAACAACACGATCTTGATCCTCTCGAACATAACTGCATTTAGGGCTAGTTTCGTTGTAAGTTACAATATAACTTGTTTCAGGATTCCGTTGTATTTCATCTTGAAATTGATAAGATTTCCAATCCATAAATTGGTCACCATTTACACTAAGCATAGGAGCATTTAAATCTTTGATATAAGGCTTAGTATATAATAAACTTTCTGCGGCACCTTGTGTGTTACCATTTATGGTTATGATTTCGTCTCCTAACCCTAACAACATTTTTTCTAAAAAATTAAATTGTTCTAAATGTTCTTTCCTTACTACAAAATGTATTCTACCTCTAATACCTATAGTTTCTACACTATGATAAATCATTGGTGCTCCATGATACGTAATAAGATATTTAGGCAATTCGTAACCTACTTGTTTAAATCGGTTTCCTTGGCCGCATAGTCCAATTATTATGTTCATTGTATTTCCTTGGCTAAAATGTTAGCCCATAGTTCATGAGTTTCTTTAGTAGGATGTCCGTGCTTATGTTTACTCCATTTATTATTATAAACTTCAGCACTCCAGGTACTTTTCATATACATATTTGTTAATTCTATATTCCACTTTGATTTCATATAGTCTTGCCAATGCTGAGGTTGATTACCTATAGCAACAAAATCAAAATATTTTATTCCTAATCCCTGGCACAACATTCTTAAATTCATCATATATAGTGCTGTTAAGTTTTCTCCGTAACTGTCTGAATATATTTCGTAATATGCTTTATGATAGTTTTCTAAAGAAACATCATCACGTGGTAAATCTGTAAAATACAAAGGACCCTGAATCTGTATTGGATATATTCCTTTTCCTTCACCAATTTCTGTACGCTCGGGCGTAGACCATCCTACTACTACTAATAAATCACTGACAGATTTTCCTGAACCAATCCATCTATATATAAATTCGTTAGTTCTACGAAAAATACGTAAATTACCTGTGCCACCTTGTGCATCATTAACACATACCGGAATGTCTAAAATTTGAGATAATTTCCACGGCCAAGAATTATAATATCGAACAGAAGTTTGATCTATGTCATCGAACGCAGATAATTCGTCACCATGCGTCCAACTATCACCGTTAGCATACACTAATTTCACAAACTCGTTCCTTCTATTCGTTTAATTATTTTTTTGGCTACTTCCATGTGACCGACTTCAGTGCAATGTCCGCTACCGTACAAGTCTGGATATTTTTGACTATAGTATCCCCAATTATTATAAAAGAAATTTTCTTTATCTATAAAACGATCTCTGTGTTCACTAGGTGTCATTATTAAATGCGGAATTCCGGCCTCTTTTAATTCGTTGTGCATTAATAATATTAAACCAGTATCATTAACTTGTTTAATTTCGTCATCGTACAAATCTCTAAAATAAAGCTCAACAGTTTTTATTTTTCTTTTAATACTGTAAAACAACGGTGCTAAATTTCCAGGATTTTGTTCTAAAAAATATAAAATGTTACTAACAGTTTCACTAATTAATTTAGGTTTATTAAAATTTTCTATAGGCTTGGGTCTACGACCTGGGCCTGTATGTTCAGAATAAGGAGTATAACTATCGTAGTCAACATCAGCCAATGTATAGTTAACATATCCTAAAGTTGTATCAACAGGAAATGTAAATCGACTGTGATTAGTTGTTGATATTAACACAAATGGTTTTTCTTTAGCACGATAATCCTCAATTACTTGTTTAACTTGCAGATATATCACATAATTACAACACCCCGATCTAGCATACACATTCAAAGGAACATTAAAATGATCTGCGACTTGTCCACCAAAAGATGCTTCAAAACAAGATTCTAAGGGGATGCCCGAACCGCAGCCAAAACTATCCCCGCAAACTACAATTTCTTTTACCATAATTTTTTTCCTTTGCCGTATTCATAAATGTGTTCGGCCCACCATGTATGTCCTAATTCACTAGGATGCATGTTAAGAATACTATTTCGTTTTCCTTCGCTGGTATCTTTATCTAAAATATAGTTATGAAAACTATGAATCTTGTCATCCTTATGCATAAATCGTGTAGGATCAATCATGTCCCAAACCATTTGATCTGGTTGTCCGTTGTAGTGTTTGTTATATGGATCATCTGTCCACTGACGTATATGCATATCATTACGCTGATAAAAGGCTTGGAAAAATAAATGTTTTATGCCGTAATGATTAAACAATGTTTGCAAATAGAATACTTGATTTAGATATCTATGTGTATACTCTTCAGGGTTCCACATATAAGAAGCATAAATGTCGGCAAATCTGTTTAATTCCTCTTGTGGATAACGATGTTTCCACATTGGCCAAAGTGTGTACCAAAAGTGTTTATATTTGTCGTCAATGTCACGATAATAAAAATCTTTTCGTTCTGGACTAGTAAATCCTATGACTACAAATAGATCGCTAGTATCGCGACCTTTGCTTAGATATTCTTGAGTAATCCATCCTACTGTTCTTCGCACTATTCCATCATTGCTAGATGCAGGATAACTGATGTTAAACACTTCGTCAGCACCTAACATTTCTCCCAACTTTGTTGGCCAAATACGCGGTAATCGATATTCATCATTCGGTGGGTCCCAATCTTTTACTTCTTCTGGCAACTTGGGATCGCGTATTTCACTGCCGTATGTCCAACTATCGCCATCTACTAATAATGTCTTAACCTTTTGCATATCTCTCTCTTATTTTATCGTAATCTTTAACTGGATCTAACTCAGCAACATCGTCCCTCCACGGAACTTCTCCAATAGACGGCAATCTAACATGTGCTATATTTTGTTTAACTGTGCGTTGATAAATCATAGTACCTGGACTTAGATAGTAATCTTTTACATCCATTTTCCAGCCGTCCCTCAAATACATGTCTTTAACTAAGGTAGTGTACTTATAATGCCTGTAAATATTAGTTGCCAGGTCCATACTTTGGCTATCTCCCCAAAATATTACATCACTAATACCGTGATTTTCATAATCAGTATGATTTATACCACAATTTCCGTTTACACTATAAATTGTTCTAGGCCATATATTTTCATCAACAGGAAATTTAATAGTCTTAGGAAAAACAAGATCAAACCTTGTTTTAATTACAAGATCATATCTGAAATTATTTTCAATCTCATATTGTTTTTTAAGTTCATTGGCCATCATTATACTGTATAACATACTACCAAACGAACTTTCTTTAGTATTATTAAGCGGATCTTCTTCTAAAAATCTTGTAGGTTTGTAAGTTGTTTTTAACAAATTAGATATTGATGAGTCTAACTTCCAGGTATGATAAAAAATATCATACTCGCCAAGAGAATCAAAAAAATTACGAAACACAGGATACGCTTGAATTCCTGTTCGTAGCATTCCGCTAATACAGATAGCAATCTTACCAGACTTCAAAGCCGCCCTCCTTCTTGGCAAAACTAAGTTCTGCGTTTTCTCTCATTAGTTTAATATCCCAATGATTATTTTGTATATCGATATTATTCTTTTTAATGTAATGAAAAAATACCCATTCCGGAGTGGCATCTGTTTGATCAGCAGTGAACCATTTCTTATTCATGTAGCCTAGATTGATATAGTAGTCTGCTATAAGATCATAAGTGTCACTGTCTGCAATCCAAAAAATATCTCCCATACGCCCTCTAAAGTTATCAGGATTCCATCCCATATGAAACCCGTGCATAGTATTAGGAGCAATATTTTTATAAAACTCAGTTACATTGTGAGTATAGTATGCGTCATACCTTGCACGTACTACACCTTTATACATCATGCGATTTTCAATCTCATACTGACGTTTTAAATTTGCCGCTTTCATGATTCCGTAAAATTGACTAACAAACGGTCCGTGTGTAATTGCTTGATTTTTATCAAACAGTGGGAACTCTCGCGCAAAATCAATTATATATTTTTTAGGTTTTAAAATGTCTATTAGTTCTTTTATTTCTTCAGTATCCACCTTGGCAGATACTTTAGGATGATCTGGCACAGAGTTTGGTACCGTATTAAAATCCCAAAAATGACAAAAAACATCTATGTTATCTCTAGAACCATTATGTTCTAAAAGATGAATCCATGTGTCTATGCATCGACGCCATGTGCGAATTTGTCCACTAAAACAGATAGCAATTTTATTAGCGCCAGGATTGAACGTAGTCACCGCAGACTGCAACTGCTCGTGAGACATACTCATGATTTAATTCCTTGTCTAAAATTACAACTACTGAACGATCAACTAATTTTTTGTGTGGATATGTCCATATAAATCCCTGACTAGTTAAAGTTCTTTCATCATTTTCATGCCAAAAGCAATGAATTCCGGCTGTTAACATGGCTGTTAATGCTTCGGGAGTTTTAGCATGACACCAAAGTCTACTATCTAATAAAAAGTTTTTGGTTACATCATATATAGGTGCGTCATGCCCTAGCATAAATTTTTCATCTACATACCAAACATCAACTTCTACATCAAATCCAGCATCTAAAGCGTCCTGAATGTACCCTGGCTCATTTTCTAATTCAGGTTCAGGACCTTTTAAATTTCCTCTATGACTAATATATTTCATGTTAAAGACTTGCATAGGTTGTAGAACTCTTCCATTTCTGGAAAGGTTTGTAAGAAATTTGTACCACGACGACGGTCATGCTCGTCAACAAAACGTACAAAATCTTTGCGTTTATTTACAGTGCTTGGTTGTAGATGCTCGCCAACTTTGAAAGTGCTTTCTAGCAAATGATAAACACGTTCTAACTTTTTACATTCCCAATCATAAAAACCGTTGCCAGCAAGAGGTTGCCAATCTGCTGTTTGACGGTTCTGATACATAAACGTTACTTGTTCTTCGACTTGTTTAAGATAATCAGGTGTAAGGATAGTCATACTAAGATGTTCTGGATAACGTAAGTATGGAATATCAAAAATTAATGGATGTACTCTATCCTTATAATGATTAAAGGTTTTGTTTAGTGTTAACAAGTCTTTCATAAATGGCATGTAACTTGTAACACTTAAAATATTATAGGTGCTCATTATACCTAAACGACCATTTGGTACTTTGTCCAAGTACGTATAACAATTATCTAACCATTTGTTATAATTTAAACCGTTGCGAATATATTCTGCTCGCTCGCCGTGTGCTTCGCAACTAGTAAACAAGGTAAAGTCTTTGATCATGCCTTCGCCTTGAATACGTTTCATCTTTTCTACAAACTTATTAAACAATTCATCCGGTATGCAGAGATTACTGTTAATCATTAGTTCAAGTTCAGGACGAGGGTTTTCTATGATATGATCTAAAACTTTAAACGTATCTTTGCTTAATAAAGGTTCGCCGCCAGTAATACGGAACACTTTTAGAGTCTTATATAACTCGGGCCACCAGTGCCAAAACGCATTAACATAAGGATTATAGTCTTTGTTAGGTATAGGCATTTTGTCAATGCTTTTTAACCATTCGATATTATTAAATTTGTTGCTAGTTGGATAAGCCCCATATTGTTCTATCTCCTCCATCCATTTGCTAGATACTTCTGGTGAACAATACGAACATTTAAAATTGCAAACATTACTAAAACTAACTTCAACATAGGTAGGATTAAAATTTTCTGCGCCAGCAGCCAGCACTTCTTCAAAATTCTGACTCCAAGATTCTGCACTTTTTTGTACACGGTCACTGAATATATGTGCTTCTTTAACATTATCCTCAACATTCCAGCAATAACTACATTCTTCTGGACGTTCACCGTCTAACATACGTTGGCGTTGTTGTTTCTTGAATAGAGTATTATGTAATGCACTAGGGTCCGCGGCAATTTCTTGCAGAGGAATCTTATGTGTGTTAGGATGATGACAACTATGTGTATGACCTGTGGCTAGATGAATTGTTACTTGATTCCATTTTGCCAAACAAAATCCAGGTCCTACTTGATCTAGTTGATCTTTAATCTTAGGCCAATATTCTAACTTGCTAGTGATCATAGTTTTCTTCCAATTATTCTTGGAGTATTTTGATATACTGTTCTAAAAAATTTACTGCCATGTTTATCTAGGTCTGCTATTTCTAAACCTAATTCTTCTTTTAGTGTTACACCAAGTCCTGTAATTTCATATGGTAACATTTCCTCAGTAATTTTACTGTATTTTTCTTTCCACTGTTCTGTAAGGTATTCAAAATCACGAACATTGGCATAGTCCCAGTCTGTACAATTAGTCAAGTAGCAACCTTCTCGAGCACCATATATAGCCCAATCTCCATATTCCACATCACTGCCAACCGTAGACCAGATTAAAAGACGTTGATAATTTTGCCACCACACGTCTTTAATGTTACTAACTTTGGCTCCTTGATTTAAACTCATCTTTACGCCTTCTCGAAATCCTGCACGGAAGGCTTGGAAAGCACTGCCATTAATAACGCTAGTAGAATAATTAGTATTGAATTGATAATATTTGTCATCAAAACAAAATTCTACTAGACCTTTAGTATCAGCAGGGTCAGAATTTTCATGTGTACGCATGTTGTTAACAAATTTACGAGTCCATAACTTAAGGCCGCCGTTGCCATACATTAATCCGTTAACGTTAACTTTACCGCACCAACTGAATACATAACTTTCATCAAGCCCTAATTCATCTAAATCGATTTCTACGTTAATAAATTCAGAATCAATAACATTGTCACCGTCAACTGTGACAAAATATTCTGTGTCGCTTAATGCGGCACAGGCTTTGTGTGCGGCATCGCTGCCTTTAACTCCATGTACACGTTTAGCCCAAGGTACTTTGTGTAATAAATCTGCATAATTCTTCTCAGCATTGGGTTCATCGTAACTGAGATAAATGATATCTTGTTCTGCTATTCTTATTTTCATTGTTCTACATGCCTATAACTATCAAATACTCTACGGCAAAATACACTGCATTCCTGTTCTGCAGAACTATCTTTTATAGTAAATTCACCTGTAGTAGTAATATCTATCATCCTAAACTTTAATATCCCATATAACACGTTAACATCATCCCGCTTAGTAGCGTAAAAAGCAAGACTGCTTTTAGCGTGTACTGCCTGTTTAGACAGCGAGTCTCTAACGTTGTCTGTTATTTTAAGAGTCCAAGTTTTATCTTTAATATTTTGAACTAATGTAATACTACCCTCTCCGTGTTTAGGTAGTTGATATACTTCTTCATTCCAATTAAAACTACGAATGTCTCCATCTAAAATATTTTGTAGAATATATTCATTAGTTTTAAAATCCATAACTACACGATAGTCTGCAGGGGATGTTTTGTTTTTTACAAGATCGTCAATCTCAGCAGGATTAACACGTATAAAATACGGATCATCGCCCTGTTGCTCTCCAGTAATCATACGAAGTTCTCCGGTATCCGGATTAAAATACACTAGCGGGTCTGCTGGTTTCCATGCCGACTGTGCTAGTATAGCATCTAATTCTTCTTGAGTTAATTCATTGCCAGGCATGCTGACTCCAATTTGTTAATTATTACATCAGTAAGAAACTCTTTTTCAGTGTAATGGAACACTCCCTGCTGTTGAAAATTACCAATTTTTAACTGGCACTCGTGATCAAAATATACAGCAACACTATTCATCCAACTATCCCCTGGGTCAGCCCAACCTTGTATTCGACTTTTCATGTGTGTAAAGGTTACAGGGTCGTATTTAGAATTAGTAATCTTTTCTGTCACTTGCATAATTTTTCCTGCTAAGGCCGCACTAATATCCATACTGGGCCTTTCTGGATAATGTTCGCTGACATATTTGCCATAAAATAATTCCCAGTTGTTTGTAATTAACTCTACCCAACTATAGAATTCTTTGGCAAACTCAGATTTTTTAAAATAGTGTAACCCAGAGTAAAAATTTGGTAGGTTATTAGCAGTAAACGCTTTTCTATAATAATTACTGGAAATAATTTTGTTTCGATAATCTAAGACTTTACTTGTATAATAAACTTCATAATTTTCAAAGGTAGACCAGTAACTAGAAATATCATCCAACACTAACATATCAGTATCAAGCACAATGGTCTGATCATATGGACTAGCATGATATATTTTCCAACGATTTTCTACTTTAAATCTACTGTTGGCGCTAGAATCACCCCATGGGATTTTAATAATTTGATCAAACACAAATTTATATTGTTCGGGTATAATATCATTAGTAATGATAGATATATTGTTTATTGTCTGCTGACTATGTTTAATGCTTAACGCAAGAGCATAAGCCTGTCGAACATAGTCTATTGTGTCTGTATTTTGTGCTAATACAATAAAACCTTTAGACATCAGCAATCTCCTTGAGAACTCTGTGTATGCTAAACTTATTCATAAGATGTATACTAACATCCTGAGTTTTTGTTAAAGTATACTCACCATGTCTGTTTTGTTTTTCTAATAATACTCTAAATCCTCGATCATCCATATCTACTAGTACATCTTTGTCTAGTGTATAAAGCATACGACCTGGCATTTTTCCTTCCCAAGGCAAGCCTGTATAACCGTTCATAATATGAATTGCAATACTAAAGGCGTGATCATTACGGTACATATGACTGGCAAATTGATAAACTAACTTATAGTAATCCCAGTTGTCACGGATGTGATCTACTAGATTAAAAAAAGTTTTAGTCATTGATGATTTTCTAAACCAGAACGCTGTAGCCCAATAAAAATCTACTGTATAGTCGCTAACACGATCAAACTCCGGGTGGATTCTATATCCAGATATGTCATACCCTTCTTTATAAATTAAAAAATCTTTCTCTTGATCCCAACAATTTTTTAACAAACCATTGGCTAAAAAGTAATCACTGTCTATTACTAATGTTTCATCATAAGGTGTTAATTCATAAGTTTTTGTTCGGAGACTATTTTTAAAATTGGCTTTCTTTTGTGTAACACTGCCGTCTGAATATTGACGAACATTTCTAGTGTTTAATAATTCTGCTGTAGGTTTTAGTTGGGTGTCTTTCCAAACATCAATAATTGTATCAAAATATTTGTTGTCGGGATCTACCTTTTGTGCTTGTTCCACAGAATCTGTAATCAAGCAAACGGGCACCTCTAAGTAAAGTTTAACTCGACGTGCGGCTTCTCGAGCAATAGTGATATAATCTATTTCTTCGTTGTTAAAGGCATAGATTAAACAGCCACGGGTCATTGTGTTAAACCTTCCACTGTGCGATTTTTACGCAGTTTTTGATACTCAGTATAATATTCATTACTGGCTGTAAAATATTTGTTAAGAATCGTATCAAAAAATTCGTCCATATTGGCAATTTCTACTGGAATATCGTTGTCGTCAATGAGAACAACACCAGTGTCATTACCTGTATCGATTTGTAATTTGACAAAATTAATTAATTCTTTTGTAATAGCAAAGCATCCTCCGTTATGATAGTGGATAACATCTGCTAGATATTTTTCTTTTAGAGCTCGACGTTGATTGGCCAGCGTCACCGAATAATTGGCAAATTCTAATGCTTTGGATAATCGTTCATCCATAAAAAATCTCCTAGGACTATATTAGTATATTATATAGTACTAGGAGACTAGTGTCAAGAAATTTATTAGGTAATTGCTGTAGTTGTTGTCAAAGTTGGTGCGGCTACTGATACGTTTGAGCCCGTAGCACGACGATGATCCACACGGCTTGTCAACGTACCTGTTACGGCTTCGTCAAAGTTTGGATTACCGCCTTTGTTATCGTTGAATTGGATGTTAAAAAATACGTTACCTGAAGTATCCTTACGTGCATTAATAATGTATGTGTTTGAAGCGTAGTTGCCCGAACCTACACGACGGAAAATTTCTTGGTTAGTACCAGTCAAACCATAAAAACCAATATTTTGTGTTGTTCCTGCTGTACCAGTTCTACTAGTAGTATTATGATTCATAATGATAGTACCCATGGTGTTAAACATGTTTAACCAATCTGTATAAATTTGGTTAGCACCTGTGTCGCTAGTACCGCCTGTTAGTGTAACACGGAAACGAATATCACCGCCGCTGTTAAAGAAATAACGAGCATTATTATCGCTGCCAAATGCCACTGTAAGATTGTGTGTTAATAGACCATTCCAACTAGCAGTACGTTGGCTAGTTAATGCATCTGTTACATCGGTAAAGTTACCTGCTACTAGTCCTAATGCTAATTTATTGTTTTCAATAGTAGTCATTTGGCTTTCAAGGTTTGCGGCAAAAGCATCTGTAATTTGATCAGCAGTTGTAACCAACGGAAATGCTCCAGTGCCTGGGCTAGGTCCTTCGTTACCGCCGGTTTGATGTTGGCGTGCTTTCAGCATGTCTGTACGCAAGTTCAATACGCGAGTTAAGTCTACGTTACTACCTGCAATAACTTGTCCGCTAACTAAAGTTTGTCCGTATCCGCTATTACCCGAGCCCACGCCCATAATAACGTTAATACGACTTTGTAAATTATTATATCTCGTTGCTGTAATTAAATCACCGACTGCCATAATCTTTCCTTTATCCGTGTATGTTACTTATCTTTATAACACTAAAACTTCTACTGTTTTGACACCAGTTTCGCTGTTATTTTCTAAAGCAATTCCAAAAACATCAGGATGCTGATGGAAACTGGCTGCTATTGCACATCCGTTGTTTGATGCTACTAACCGATCACCTTTACGAACTGTACCAACTACTTTACATGGTACACGACCTTTTAGAGCTACATAAGTGCCACCTTCTAATTCGCTGTTCATCATATAAGCAGGTGCAGTAGAAACAACACCGATAGCGCGGTCACCAAATTTTACTGCTGTAACTTCTGCTTCGCCGCCAACAGCAACAACTGTACCTGGCTCATATTCAGCATCTGCCAAATATTTTTCTGCTAGGTCAGCGTAACGTGCTGATGTTGCAGTACCGTTAAATACCGCGGCTGTCATATTACCTGCGGCATCACGACACGCAATAGTGTCTGCTGTGGCTGCTGTTGATGCTACTCTGTATGAGCTTCCTACTAACAATGTATCTGCTTGAGTAGCAGTACCTGTAAAAGTTGTAGCGTAGACGTTACTCCATTTTTTACTAGAAGTACCCAGACTATACGTGTTATCTGATCCTGGCTCAAGTCGATTAGCATTAATAGAAACTACGTTTTGAGTAGTAGCGCCGTCTTGTACTCGGAATATAATTTTAGGTCCTGATGTATTTTGAATTATTGGTTCAACACCTGATTCAATAAACACTGCTAGGTCGTTGCTGTCGCCTACTGTATAACCTACATCTGCAAAACGAACTATGGCTGTAAATGTTGAACTACCGCTTTGCACAAAGGCACTGGCCGGTACAAAGTTTCCTAAACTATCAACAAGTCCTGTAGCCGCAGATGCTGTACCCCAGAATCTGTGACTCTGTGTAGATTTACCATTAGAGTCGCTGTAGGCTAATGTAATACCTTTCTTAATTAAAGTAAATCCCGAACCATCTAAGCCATTGTTGGCTAAGTCACCTGTTTTTAAAGTAAAGTCAAAATCTTTAGAGATTACATAAACAACTTCATTGTTAACTGTGGCAGCAATAATAGATTTTAAACTATCGTCAGTGGCTTTAACTTGACGAGATACTAACTGTGTTGTACCTGTTCCTGCACTTTGTGGACCAACTGATAACCACTGACTTCCGGCAATTCTAACTTTAAGTTGGTTTACAGAAGTATCTAACCATAAATCGCCTTCTGTAGCACTAGAGGGTTCGTTGGCGCTATATTCAACACCGCCTGCTGTTTTAAATAATTTAACACCACCTGGGGTATCACCTGTAAAAAACTTTAATTTTTTAGTGGTTGAATCAAACCAAATCTGCCCTGCAATAGCATTAGGGGGAGGAGCATTGTTGGCAAAATTTTCCAACATATGCAAGAAATTTTCGTTCTGGATTTCACCGTATCCAGCATAGTTTTTACCGATAAGTTTAATGTCTAGCGTTTGATCTACTGTACCATCTTCTATGGTTGTAATCGCTGTTCCATTAAATTTATTAATTACGTATGACATAAGTTCACCCCTAGTATGCTGTATTTATCGCTCTGCTGTATTTTAGATATCACCGTCAAAACCCCACTGTCCGGGCACGTTTCTGCCCATGATAAATCTTTTATTTTGACGTGCTACTGTAACTGTTGCTGTAGGGCCCGCTATTGGGCTAAAATTGACATCTGTTAAAACAGGAACAGTGCTAGATCCGTCTATACTTAGTGCGTTATCGTAAGTTTTAGTTATATTTGCACCAGTAATTGTTGTAGTACCGTTTGATACAGAAACAGTAGTAGTGTGCAAATATAGGATTGTTCCGTCGATTGCTGAACCATCCGGTGACGAAGTCGGATCGTAAAACGGAGCCACTTGATCTAATATTGCGGCAATGGCAGCATTATTAGCCAATCCTGTAATATCCATACTCATAGATAGTGGGCGGGCAAACACAGCATCATCCACATACGTTCTAGTTGCGGCATCTTGTAGGCCTGCAACACCTGAGCGTGGGTTAGAAAGATTAATAATTTTCTTGCTATTTAGATTTAAACTTCCTGCTGGATTAATACCTATGTCGCCGGATGCTAAACTAATAGTTCCGTCTAAAAAATTTAATCCTGAAGTTGCTGTACCTTTTATTTGTAAACTTTCAAGTACACCAACAATTTCAAGGCTTGATGATGTTATAGAAGTACCTAATGCATTATCCGATAGCACTTCGCTAGAACCAATACTAATTGTTTTTGTAGATGCTAATTTAAGATTTTCAGACAAGTCCCAACTTTGACTAGCATTGCTATAGGTTATAGTCTTATTTACTGTACCTCTTAAGGTAATGCCGCCACCGTCTGCACCAACATCTGTAGGACTTGCGGTATCACCTAAAACAATATTTTTATCATCAACTGTTAATGTTGTCGAATTTATTGTTGTAGTGGATCCCTCAATAATTAAATTACCGGAAACTTTAACATCACCGTTGACATCTAACGCGGCTGTAGGTACATCTTTAGAAATACCTATATATGCTTGATTTGGTGCAATAGGTAAAACACTAAGTCCGGTAAATGTAGTAGCCAACGACTTTACTTTAAGTTTAATTGGTTTGTTAGTAATTTGATTTTCAATTATAAATTCATCATCGACGACTTTTTGTTGTACTTGTTCTGCACCGCCAATTACTAAACCAATGTCATTTTGTATTGTTACTTTTTCTGTGAATACTGCTTCTTCGTTAGTAAACACTAACTCACTACCCGACTTTGGTGTTCCGTCGTCTAATAAAATATTTTCACTGCGTGTAACAGTAACATCAAATTTAATTCCTGCAATATTGGCTGCAGAAAATCCTATGCCTACAGGATTTATACCTGCTACATCATTTAAAAAATCTGATCGAGGTACAAACGCATCTTTACTAAAGATACCAATTATTACACTCTTAACACGTAGTTGTGCAATAGTATGACTAACACCAAAGGTATCTATTACGGTAACTACTTTAAACCCAGTTTCGCCTTGAGCGTTGGCCCATATCGGTCCGGCTAATACTAAATCAGTACCGTCATAAAAATAAAGTTGATTTGTATCGTTGTTAATCCACAAGTCACCAGTAACTAAATTTGTCGGAGCACGTGGACCAACTTGTGGTCCACCACTGGCTCGAAATGATGTGCCGTCATATACGTTTAGTCTATTGTTAGTAGTGTCAAACCAAATTTGACCCCTAATTGGATTTTCTGGCGCCGTAGCACTGGAAAAATTTTCCAGTAACTTAACAAAATTTTCGTTAAGTGCTTCACCAAAACTGGTTACGTTTTTACCTATCAGCGTAATACTAGTGCTGTTAGTGTCAAACGTACCGTCAGGTATTTTAGTTAATTCATTACCATCTGTTTTATTAATAGTGTACGTCATGACTGTTTATGCTCCGGTATAGATAATATAATTCATAGCCAAATACGGGTTCATAACATTCAAGGCTGCTTGACTGAATGTGCCCGGTGGGCTTGTTAAAATGCCGCCACTGGTTCCTAGATATTGTCCTAGACCCGAATCTTCTGGTGGATTACCCGTACCCGAAATAGCATCTGTATCTGGAGGCGTTCCGGAATTATTTCTATAAGCATAATAAGGATTGCCTGCATTGCCTCTTAAATCGTGTTCGTGATCTGGAAGATTATTAACAGCCAATGTTCTGTCCTCATCTCCGCCACCAATTCTTGCTGAGAACGGATTAGCATAATCAATGTCGGCTTGTACATCTGTTACTCGATTAGCAGGTCCACCGCCCGTAGTAATTTGGTTATTTGGATCCCAGCCCGGTCCGCTTCCCGGACCTTGCGGTACTGTGATTCCACTAGTCATGTTATCAAGACCTAGAGCAAATCGACCACGTAAGTCAGGTAATTTAAATGTTCCTAGACCTAATAATGTTGCTGGATCACCGTAGGTATAGCCTATAACACTAAACAATGTTTCATAGTCAGCAGTTTTAACTTCGCTACCGTCACACACTAACCAACCACCCGGAGCAACTGGTCCAGCGTAAGGCATAACTGCGCCAACTGGCATACCTGGAATAGCATTAAAGAAATCTGATTTTGAAATTCTTTTTAAACCTTCTGCGCCGCGACTTAGCAATAATTGATCGTTTTCTGCTATTTCAGTTACAGCGGGTTTACTTGAAATAAAAGTTTCACTAAGTCTAGTAAAGAATGTTTTTCTATTTCCTACAGGAGCCAATGGTGCCACTTGTCCTGCTGTAGTTTGCGCACCTGTAGTAGTGTTTGCGTAACTAACGCTATTTGCTGTAGCACCTGTAACAATAAATGTTCCGCGATATCCTGTTGGCACAATACTAGAAACAACAATAGTAGATCCAACCGGATAAGGAGGAATAGTCTGTGTTGCAAAAGTAAGTGTGGCTGTTGTACCGTCGCCAGATGCTGTTAATGTGGCTACTGTAGGTGTACCAACTTGTCCGTCAAACTCAACAGCACTACTAGTAACGTCACCGGTTAATTCAAAGATTGTAGAACTTGCCAATTTACTAGCGGATCCTTGTGCATTACCGGTAATATTACCAATAACGTTTCCTCGTAAATCACCAACAAATTCATTTGCTACATCTATTGTCGAAGCATAAATGTTTTCAAATCGCAAATCTACAGTGCCTATATCTGCACCATTTTGTTCATCAGGAAGCAAGTTACTGCTTACAATTAAATTACCGCCAACATTTAAATTTTTTGCAATGCCTACTCCGCCGGCAAACACAGCACTACCAGTGCCGCTAGTTGTAGATTCTGTTGTATCAGTTGTTTTAATTGTACCGCTGGCTAAAATATTACCAGTAACATCTAATGCTTCTTGAGGATTTAATTTTCTAATACCAACACGTTCGTTAGCATCAACTCGAATAACTGTAGATACACTGTTGTTATTGTTAACACGAATATCAATACTGGCTCCGGAAGTCTTATGGCGAATTACACCAGTTGCTCCGTCCAGATTCATTGTAAATTGTGCATCAGTGCCTACGCTAACACCACCTGCATTACGAACATTTAATGCACCTTGTGTGTTTTGTTCTATGTCTTTTCTTACAAAACTATTAGCATCTAATCCATTTGGGTATCCCGAAACCACTAACTTAGTAGTTTTATCTGCTGTTCCGTAATAAGTGCTGTATAGATTATTAAGATTAGTACCTGCTTTAATTTCTGTAAACCCAGGTATAACTGATTTAGGTATAAAATCAGTTTTGCTAATAATCATCACACGTTCGCCTTCTACATATTGGCTTACAACGTTTTGCGGAGTATTTAACGTGTCTATGATAACTTCTGGTTCTGCTCCTGTTCTAGACCCAGAACTAAATCTTGGTCCAACTAGAATCCAGCCTGAGCCAGTGAACAAATATAATTGTTGTGTATCAGTATTAACCCATAAGTCACCGACAACACTAGAACTTACATCAGGTTCATTTGATCCTTTTTTAAGACCACCTGCGGCACCCCAGTTACTGCCGTCCCAAATTTTAAGTTGATTAACACCTATACTAGTATCATACCATAACTGTCCTTGTGTAGGATTAACTGGTGCGGTACCGCTGGCAAAATTTTCTAACAAATGAAGAAAATTTTCTGATATGGCTTGAGCATATCCTGTTTTGTTTCTACCTACAAAAACAAGGCTTGTAGAATTATTTTCTGCGCCGTCTTCTACAATTAACGGTTCATTGTTTAATGGGTCTGAATAATTGATTTGATATGCCATGATTAAGCCTCGTTAAAACCAGTTAAACTCTGAACACGCACAGTATAATCAATTTGAATTAATCTGTTAAGTGACTTTTGTACAGGATGGAAAATAACGTGAGTTAATAATCTTCCTGTACCATTGGGGCTATAACTACGCAAACCTAATTCGTCAAATACGTATTGACTATCCGGAATAGTGGCCACATCAAACGCTTCTTGATCTGCAGGCTCACCATAGTCTAATAAACAGGTAACTAGAATGTCTGTATAATTTGCGCCAGTTACGTGGCGAGTTTCAATTTTATTACGCACAGGATCCACATTGTTGGCTGAGCGATCATCTACTATTTTAGCATAGGTTTCGTTGTATAAACTACTGTTTGTGCCGGTAGTATTAGGTGTCAAATATGTTATGATTCCTGTAGGATCTACACTAGTTCCTCCATTGCCGAACACCATTTCATATATAAATCCTTGTCCTGCGTTGGCAAGACTTTCTGCTAATGCTATACTCATATTTTCGTAATGGATAGCATTACGTTTATCTATGAACACTTCTTGAGTGCTAGGATCAAAGATCTTGATATGACCTTGAACTAGTATTCCTGTATTTTCGTTGGGTTTTTTATCCATATTTTTTTACCTGTTCTCTATATTTATTCTGACAAATCTATGCTCTTTGCACGTATGAATTTTGCAGGACTTTGAGTACTGTCTGCCAGACTCTGTCCTATACCTGTCCAAAGTTTACCTGTACGTTTTTGTACTACAATAGTTACAGGTAGTTGTGAGCCGTCGTCTGCTAGAGGAATCACACCATCTGCTAACTGTACTGTGGCTGTTACTCCGTCAACTACAAATTCTGCATCTAAACTAACATCTCCGCTTGGGCTATCTGGACCAATTGCTTCGTTCCAAATTTTAATTGGTTGCTTGCGAAGTCTTCTTCCGCCTACAAATACTTCAATATCGTCTGCTTGAACGGATGTTGGTGCAAACTGTGTTGTAAATCCTTCTGCTATCCAATCAGCCGCAGTCTTATAAGTTCCGTTGTTTTGTATGTGATGTTGCATTGGTACAAAATCTATAGGAATAATTTGACTACTACCGTCAGCAATTACTTTACTAGACGCTGTGACATCATTGTAAGGCACAGTGTGTCCCTGACTTTGATCTCGAACTTTAGTTCCTACAGGATAACTTTCTAATATACCTGTTCCTAATGTACCTCTTCTTAGTTGGCTAAGAACGTTACCTGTTTTCTTAAGATATTCAATACGCTCACTATCAATGAATACAATACCCGGTTGATTTAAACTAGCGTTTGGTTCTGTTAATCCGGACGCATCGGCAACAGTAATTCTTGGATCATAATAGCGTAAAGGTTCAACTAAAGTTGTAGTTGTACTATCATCATAACGTTTGTAAACTACAGAATTCAGCATGTCTTTAAATATTCTGTATCCAAATGCAGTACGTGTTGTATTACTGTTAAATGTCATGATTTCGACAAGGTCACCTAATGCTAAAGTTTTTCCAATTATAATAGTTTGTAAATCAGAATCTAAAATATAGTCCACACTAGGTGTTAGCAGTTCGCTATTAATCATAATCCAAACATATGCTGGACTTACTACAGTGTTTTCTAATTTAATTTTACCTAAAGATAGTTGACTAAACTTTTGATATGAAACTGATCCAGGAGTTAAAGTTGCTGTGGAAACAACAACATCGTTGTTACGTTCAACTTCTAACAAATCGTGATTAGTAAAAGATGTTACTGCTATTACTGTACCACTGGTATAAGCGTTAACAAATCGAATTACTGTGGAGTTACTAACTGTTTCAACAAAATATTCAGCATTTTCTAAAATAGCCAACGCAATAATATCACCGGTAACCGCAACTCCTTGTTTAATTTTTAGTTGGTTACTGCTTGAAGTCCATGTCCAATCTCGAGCCTGCTGTAATTCTACACCGTTCTTATAAACTTTAAGTTCTGTTGGATCGATTGTATTAAACGCATAATCTGCAGAGTCAACTGTGTAAGTTCTACTTGTACCAGATACATTAAAATAATATGTATCTACTGAACGCAGGACGTGACCGTCTGCCTCTACTATCAAATGATTTTCTAATGGTGCTACAAATGCAGGAACATTAGTTAGTTCATATGTTGTAGTAGTTCCGTCGTGTACAATTAATTCTTGGTCAATTTTACTCACAGTGTTTACAAAACTGTTAAGTATGGTGTAATTGATAATTGAGTCTACTGCTGGGGCTTGACCAAATCTTATACCAATGTTACCTGGACGAATATAAGTGTCGTCTGCTACAAATGCTGTTACACCTGTAACTAATCCATTCACAGTAACAAAGGCTGAAAAATCTCCGTCCCAACGTGCCGCAGTAATAAACTCTGTAGTACTACCATCGCCAACAAAGAAATCTAAATCTAAAATACCTAAACCATTTTGACTTAGACTTGTTACAGTAACTTCATCTGTTGTTGTAGGAACTGTAGTTAATAAAATTTGCTGATTAATAAAATCAACAACATAATCAACATTTAATCTCTTTACTAGACCATTTATTTTTACAATAACGGAATTGTCTGTGCCTGGACGTTGACCAATATCAAATGCGGTTTGACCGTTTGCTATGTAATGCTTGGTAACAATAGTTGGCGCACCGTCGCTAACTTTGTGAAATACTTGAATGTCGACAGTGTCTAATACTTGACCAGTTACCATCTCCTCTGGAGCATGACTAGAAGTTGGCGTAACAAACCCGTCGCCGTCGACATTAATTTCTTCTGCGTTCAATCCTCTAGCACTAGTATAGGCTAGATTTCCGCCACTTAAATTAATGTCGTATGTGTTTTCTTCTGGCACAAAACTGCCATCACTGGTGGCTTTGCGGAAAATAATATTATCAAACACATTATTATTAGTTTGATCACCGGATAATGTCACTGTAGAAGGTAGTGTAAATTCGTTAGTAACGCCATCGCCGTAGATAGTATTCATCTCTGCATTTTCATTAGTTATAGGATCTAAATCGTCTAATGCTGTTTGCGCCGATGTAACTATTATAGTTTGAGCATTTACTTCGTCCTGCTTATCTGAAACGTTGTCCTGAGCTATGTTATTAGCGGCCGTGGCTGCAATGGCATTGTTATTTGCTGTAACTTCGTCACTTTGAGCAGAAATGTAAACTGCTTCTGCTGCCTGTGCTTCAGGACTGCCTGCTCCAAAGTCAAGTATAGCCTGATTATAGGCCGCGGCTGCCGCTTGTGTGTCCTGCTGTGCTTGAAGTTGTGTGCTTAACGCACTATTCAACGCAAGTTGTGTGCCGTTGGCTATTAACTGAAGTGCAGATAGTTCTGTCTGCAGGGTTTCTAACACTTGTTGTTCAGCAGTTAATACTGCCTGTGTTGTAGTTACAGTGTCATAGTTTGGATCATCTACGCGAATATTATTAACGTAGACGTTAATTTCTTCTCCAACACCCGGCACGAATCCTAGTGTAAATTCTCGACTAGTGCCATCGCTTCTAAATAATTGATCAGTATATTGAGAATCAAAACTATCCCAACCAGTGATACCCCAAGGTAGGCTGTCCCAACCTGAACCAATATTAAAATCAATACCTGTTATCTGAACACCGCCGTAGTCAACACCTTGCATCAATTGACCTAAATCTTGTCCTAACTGACCCGGTGTTGGATCGGTATAGTAGAACTGAATGCGGTCTGCGGCATCCATTAGATTAATGTCTTTATAATAAGTTATTGCCACAGTTTGACCAACAGATGGCGCTACATCAAATGTTACGCGACCATAATAGCGTGTATATGTAGAAGTTGTATCTTTGATGTTGGCCACAGTATAGTCACTGTCTAACAATTCTATTCCGCCAACCGACACAGTAATTTTTGTTAACCGCAAATCAATAGGCCAAATTAAATTGAATCTAGTTTGACTACCGGAAACATTTGCAAAAGTTTCTGTTTTAACCTGATTAGTTATTGTATATCTTGGGTTTAATCTATCAAATTTAATTCCAATTTTATTACTGCGCACAGGACCTGCGCCTAATTGTACTGCAACTCTAGCAGGAGTGCCTCCTAACGGTTGGCCGCCATCTAAAATAATTTCAGGAATAACTAAGTATCCTTCGCCTGGATTATCTACTATTATCTTGTTAACACGTCCTTGACTGATATATGCTGTGGCTTCAGCAGATATTGAACTTATTCCGTTAATAATTACTATCGGAGGACTTGTATAACCTGATCCCCCATCAACAACCGTGATTTCAGCAACATTGTGACCTACGTTATAATACCAGTTGTCGTAGGGTTCTGATAATACAATGTCATTGTTGTATTTTAAAATACCGTCTTCAACAAAAGTGGAAACAGTGGTAATTTTGTTACTTTCAAAATTATAGAAAGGAGGTAAGTCAAAATCTGTAACTACAGACCTAGTTTGCTCTAATCTATCATATGCACTAACAAATTCACGTATTTTAGTTCTATAAGGTTTAACTTCGCTGATGTAATCCTCAAAACTATCGAGGTTATCACTTTGATAGGTTACTTTTTGTTTTAATTCACCTAGGTTGTGTTTACCTCTTACAAAACTAGTCTTAAATGCCCAATCAACAAATACTTGTTCTTGGAACACATAACGTAAACTTGCAAAGAACAACTGATTGTATTCTATTTCTAAATCATCAATGAAAATATCATTTTTCAAAACATTTAGCATTATACGAAGTTCTTCGGTAGGTTGATCATCAAAGATATCATCATCATAGGTAGGGCCGTCGTAGCCTACATTGTTATTAGAGAAGCGATAGATATTATCGTTCAATTGTATTGTACCGTTTTGACGACCAATAGTTTGAAAGTTTACAGTGTTATCTGTAGTTTCTTGATTATCTATTTTCTTTAATAGTAACCAGCCGGCAGAACCTTGATTTTTAATTTTAACTATTTCACCTATTTCGATATTTGCTCCAGGAATTTCGTAGGCAAAATCTAATAAATGATTTATGTTAGTAAAATTATTGTATCCGCTGGCATACCAGTCGGCGTATTGCCAATACTTAGTCACATCATAGGATTGTGTTCTTGAGCGTTCCCATGACTTAGATTCAACATTCCAAGTGTATAAACTCCACCCAAAATTTGCTGTTTCGTCTGCTTCTACTAATACAGTAAACGGACGAACAGTTAACGCGGTAGAATTAGAATAATTCTTGCCTTGTTTTTCAACTTTAACTCTGACAATTTGACCTGCAGAATCGATTTCGCAAGAAAGTTGAGCACCTTCTCCAGTGCCCACAACTTCAATGGCAGGCCCTCGACGAGCTATTTCTTGTGCTGGATCGTAGACAACATCTATATAACCTTTACCTGGGTTAATAATATCTACACCAACAATCTTACCTAAAGAAATTATTGGTAATAATACTGGTGCTTCTACTGCCGCCGTACCTACAAATCTTATTTCGCTATAAGTGGGTTTAACTATATCATAACTACGGCTGTATAAAGTAGGTGGCTGTTCTTTAACATCAAGGCCGCTGAGATTAAAATCATCTATTAAATTTTTCTTTGCTAGTACAGAGTTGACACGTTCTACGAATTGTTTAACTGCTTCAACTCTGTTTACAAACATACTCTGACGAGGCTTGTTTAAGATACCATATTTTAATTTAGGTGGCAAGTCTGGATCAGGCACAGGATTGTTAAACACATCTGACCCAACTAAACTGTCGATCCATTTTTGCTCAACATATGTGTTTAACTTACGGCTTATATCGCCGTCTGTTAGTAATTGATAATGACTATGTATATTAATTTCAGTATTTTCTACATTCCAATAACGGAAGTTTACAGCAACTTTTCTGTCAGCAATCAATTCTTTACAGTTTATTAACGCCCATTGATTTGATCCTAATAATGCCGCATATCTAACTCCCTTACTCTTAGGGTCTTGTATAAATTCAGCAACATCTTTAGCACTGTATTTGCGGAATTCAACATTAGGAACAGTGACCTTATTCTTTACCCAGAAATAATATTTGTTAGAATAATTTTGTGTAAGAGAATCGTAACTTTGTTCTACACTATAAGCCAAATCGCCATATTTACTTTGGCCGCTTATGCCCATTGTTAGACCTTCTTCTGTATCTGCTAATTGATCCCAGTCACTTGGTCTGTAAATAGATTCAACCCATTCGTATACTGCAACTTCAGCATCACCAAATCTAGCATTCCATGTATTGGCTTTATATGCCGCTGTGCCTTGATAAGTGTTAAAGAACTTTACTGCGCCTAAATCCCACCATAGTCTACCAACTGCGGCTCTGGTCCAACTATCAAAAGTATCAACTACTACATCAGCAGTACCTAGAGTATAAGTGGCTGGATCATAATATGTTTTGTAACTTAATTCTTGTTCGGCCAGTCCTAAAATTTTTCCTTGCAAAGGATCAATAAAATCTAGATAACTTATGATATTATTTTTTTCTGTGTCGTATAAAAATACAGATCTAATTTTCTTTACATCTACTGCTGGTTCGGGTTGTCTATAGACACTCCAAGATTTTTTGCTAGACTTAAATTCATACACTGCACCTTGCGTGGCAGTTGCATCGCCTACATAAATTCTATCTGTAACAACAATATCTTTACCGTACTCTGAACCTAAATTTTTATTTTCTAAATCTTCAGCAAAAACATACTTAGTATTGTACTTGTCAAATACAAATACTGCACCAGTAAACTTGTCAATTTCTTTAAATGCTGTTGACCCTAAATCAAACGTTGTTGCACTGTTGTCAAAACTTGTAGCAAATGTTTGATCACCTGTTCTAGAACGAACAACTAATTGATCGCCTGTTCGATTAAATTTAACTTTGTCACCAAAGCGACCGCTTTCCTGGCGAGTTGGACTAGTAATAATATCAACAGGTTCAAAGATTGTGTTCTTAGCAAATAATATCACACATCCTTCTTCAATGTTGGTGTTTGAATAACTGGCTGCACCTACTGCCATAGTGTTGCCATCTCTGGCTAAAGCCACTGAACTAGCAAAATTTGAACCGCTAGATATTTCAATTCCGCTGTCAATTACATCATTAAACAAAATAGTTTCAGACAATGTTAGACCACTATTATTAGAAGTAAACATGTGTACAGTTTCGTCGTTTCTAGTTACTGCAATTAGGCCAGTATCTGCTACACTCATGTCTGTTATTTCGGCATCGCCTGTAAACTCATACCGATCTATAAACACTCCATCTAGTGTAAACAAGTTAAGTGTTGTTGGACCGAGTTGGCCTCCTTTGCCTGCTATAATTACTAATTGATTGACTATTGCTGTTTTAAAACCAAAGTACTCAAACTGATTTCTGTTTGGTGATTTAAACACACCATCAAAAATTATATTTTCATTTGCATCTTTAACTTCGTGTAGCGTAAAAATATCTGCGGCATTTTTCTTGTAAACAGCAACATATCCTTCTTTTGCTGTGTTACTACTGTCGCCACTAACTTTATCTGCGTCCGGAGCACCAACTAACAAATATGCTCCGTCTTTGCTAATTGCAAGACTCGCACCGAAACTGCCGTTAGTGTCAGTCAACGCCTGCGCTGAACTAGGTGTTATTTGATCTCTAAATACCCAGTTTTGTTGGCTAACTGGTCTTGAAAGATATAAAACTCTATCATCGGCCGTGATTACCATAATTCTGTTTGCATCATCAATAGACAACACTGAGCCAAATTTATCTGCATCGTCTGCAACTGTATCTACAGAATAAACGCTATTATACTGCCACACACTCCATTGATTGCTAATACCGTCAACCCAAACTAAATCACCATCTTTCTTACGTGGTAGATATAGTGAATTGATTTGATCCATTGTTGATGTTCTAACACTGCTAAATTTATAAAGTGTAGTAACACCATCAAAGTTAATCAACGTTGCATCATCGTCTGTGAACGAAGAAGCAGGAGTAATTGTAATATAATTAAATCCAACTTCTATTACTGGAAAGATACCATCCAATCTATTATTACCAACATTAACGCCAATGTAGTCGCCTACTTGAATATCGCTGTCTCGATTGGATACTAAATTAATTTTTAATGCTGGATCTAAAAATTCAACACTAGAAATTTCTTTAGCAAATTGGCCAAATCTTAAAACGTTCCAAGTATTTTTATCATATCCTACCCAGAAACGACTGCCTTCTTCTAAATCTTCTAAACTATAGTTGGCTAGGTCTGCTTTAGTAGAAATTACATAATTAACATCTTCTGTTCTTACAAATCCTGCTGTTTCTACAAAATAGTTAGAAGGATTAAATGTTGGAAAAGGATTATGATTATAACCTTCAGGTTTTACATAGACTTGATCTGGCGTAAATCTATAAACGAAATCATTTAACTCTCTATCAATTCTATTGACTAGTTCAAATGGTTGAGGATTAATTAATATTTTTTCTTCGTCAACCTTATATTCTAATTCTTTGAAGGCATCAACAGCACCGTATTGTCCAATACGAATTGCCCACTCTTCAAAAAATTCAATGCTTTCTTTATCTGTAGCACTAAGAGTATCAAATAGTTTCGAAAGAACGTTCTGAGTTCCTTTTTCTCGAATCATACCTTGATAAAATTTATATTGTGCTACGTCATCATTAATAATATTTTCAAGATATTGTCTGTTTTGATAACCAATTAAATGTTGTGCAAATTTTTGTTGATCGGTATCAAAACTATCGGTATCTAAATCGTAAAAGTCAGGGAACTGATTTGCTCGATAGTCCCAGTTAGGTATTAACTTGCTTTCTGGGCGAGCAGGTAATCTATACCAAGATTCGTCATTAAATGTTTCGCTACCTGGAGTATTTTTCTTAGCACTATAATAAAATTCTTTATATTTGATTGTTTCACCAAGTGCATAATCTTTCCACGATGACCACTCTTTTACCACTGCTCTGTCGTAGATAAATCCTGGTATACTAAAGTCGCCTTGCCATCCGCCAGTTCTATAGCCTGTAACTTTAATTCTTTCTTGGCGATAACCTTGTGTTTGATCGTATATTATATCATTGAATACTGTTTTATTATCTAAAATTAACACATGTTCTTTCTGTACAAGATTTAACGTAGCATGATAGATGCCATCAGCAGTATTACGTGGACGTAATGTAAAGTTATTTCCCTTACGGATGCTGTTTGTAAATAAAGGTTCTAAACTTAATCCATCCTGTTTATAAATGCTATACTCGTAAAAACTATCATAGATGTTATCTACAACTGAAAATTCTTGAGCAAAAATTATTTCATCTGCACCTGGGCTTAAAGCGATTACCGAACCTGCGGCCCAATTTTGTGTAGTCCAGAATATAAACTCTTTAACAGAAGTTTCCCAATCAGTGACTGTTTCTAAACTAGGATTGAAGTATTCAAAATTAAATCCCTGTTGTAAAAGATATTGATTGTATCCCAGCATAAAGTCAACTACATCCTGCACTGTTTCTAACTCTGCTCCGTAATGTAGTGTACTCAACTCTGTTTCAAATCTTCTACGAATAGTAACATCTCTGCCACCGGTTACAGGTAACTGAGGTAACTTGGCAAAATATTTGAGCTCAAATGTTCCACTGCTAGTGTGACTAGTAGTTACTCTGTAAAAATTATTATCGTAGCGTACTATTTGAGTTTTATTATAAAACTTATCAGTGTCCCAGTCGAGATAACTTTCTGATATACCACCAATATTAATTTGTGGATCTGAAACTGTAGACAGTGGTTTGTAATATTTAAATTCCGGTACAGATTGATTGTAGCCTTTGATTATAAATCCACTAGGTTGTTTTTCAACAATAACACCGCTATAGTCAATACTTAAAACAGGACTGCTAGTATTGAGAACAATTTCATAATTTTCTTCTGGTACAAAAACATTACCTTGATTTAAAGGACTACGGCTGTCAAGAATAAGTTTAAATTTTTCTTTGCTAGTAAACCCGCCAAGTTTAGCAGATAATTTAAGATCTAAATTTTTTAAATTAAATTTATAATTTTCGCAAATTTCTTCACTGCGACTTGTAGCATATTCACAGACATAATTTACTAGACCAGAAGTGAATATTCTACTAGTGTCTTTAATAGTATTAGGAAACTCTATAATCTTTGGAGATATTCTTAGATTTCCATCGGCTACTTTGTAGACTAGTTGGCCATCTTTATCTCTAACTTGTCTTATTCTGTCGTAGGCAGTGGCAAACAGTTTTGCTGGGCGTAACAATGTTAATGCTGTAATCAAAGCAAACGGATACTCTGAATTTTTTCTCCAAGCACTTTCAATCGGTGCTTGATCGCCAAATGTAAATTCGCCTTCTGTAAACAATGCAACATAATCATTAATTGCGTTTGCTTCTAATGGTGACAGTAATTCGCCGTTTTGATTAACAGGTAAATGAGAACTTATTGTTGGTCTAGCATACTCTGGCGTTCTTACTAATAATTTTCCAGGCTCTCTAATGATCCCTTCGGCAATGTCGTTCCATAAAATTAAATTGTCACTGGTGTATGGTGCAGGTCCGTAGACATCTTGCCACCATGTTGGTTCTATTCTAAAGCCAAGAATTTCCCAAGGATGACTGTGTGGGCGATCTGTATCGTAAAAATACTTGTAGATTGCTCTCCAGAATCCCGGAACTTGTGTTCCGTCTGGTGCGGCAAATTGTTTATAATTAAATGTGAACGAATTATTACTATCATAGAATGTATGTTTAGTGTAATCGTCGGCTATAAAACGACTCCAGTATAAAAACTCTTGCCTTAATGTATCATTGAGATCCTTTATAGCAACATCTGTTTTTCTATAATAACCGGTAATATATTCGTCAATGTTTGATACTGTTGGATCATACAGAACTTTAATATTATTAAAAATTCGTTTTTCTAATTCTAAAATTAAATCATCTCTGTAGTCGTTGAATGCTACAGTAATGCTACCGTCGTGACCTTGTATTACTCTTGTAGGAGTTTGATATGTGTCATCAACAAATATCTTTGGCTCATACAATGGATATAAACCTAACTTTGTTGGCGTTGGTGGTACGTAGCAGCCATCGGTACTTTCATACTGAATAATTTTAACATTGTCGCCTTCTACAATTGGTACGAGAATACTGACAAAACTATCATTTACAAACTCGTATTCTTTTCCGTGCAGTAGTTGTTGATCGTTCAAGTAAACTAAAACTGCACGTTGACTAGGTTGTGTTAAATCAAAATTAAAAGTTATAGGGTATTGAGTTATGCTGTCGTCTATAACTGTTTGTTCGTAGATAAAGTTTGCAGAAAATGGGATCATGTCGCTAAAGTAAAACGGCATAGTATCTACATTATCTTTAACTGCTTCTCTTAATAAAAGATCTAAGTGTACTCTTGTGTCACCATCGAAGCCGTAAGATTCCGCAATACGCAGAAAATTTCTTTTGAATTTACTGTACTCGTTTTTAGCGAATCTTAATGACTTTACTATATTATGCTCTTTATCTGTAATATGATAAGCAGCCAATGACAATGGACCGCTGTGCTGTATTATTTTGCGACCATATGCAGATAAATTTGAAATATCTCTTAAATTTGTTGGACCTGGTACTGTGCCAATAACTTCTGAGTTGTTTTCAACGATTGTTTTTAAATGATTAGATATTTCGCCTAAAGTGAAATCATCCATGCTAATGTTAAGAGGATTATTTTCTAAATTATGCGGAAATTCATAATAGCCATTTTGATTTTTAACTGCTGAACTGCGAGTCTTAACTACTACAGAATCCGTAGTGTTTAAATCTGCAATAAAATCTACATAGGCGTTAACACCTTCTACAAAAATGCTGTAATCTGATATATTAGATTTTAATTTGCCGTTGACCCATACACGCACTTCTAAGTCAGTTAGCGACCCAACATTGTCGTACACATCAATGGGGAAGAAATTTTGACGTTCAACTGCATCGTATTGTCTAACAACATATTGTCGACTAGTTGCACTAGCCTTGCTCCACCCGTTTACAAAAGATTCTGACAGTAGACCATTAGTTTGCTTTAAGTAACCTCTATCCAATGTTACTGTTTTAACCTCGGCTAGATCTTGATATAAAAACGAATCAGTGTGTAAATTAAAATCAAAAACTATATCACCAATATTACCAATATTTCTGTAGGATATGCCAAATTTTAATTCCGAATCTAACACAGAACCGGGTGCGTAAGTAAACAGTTTTGTACCAGCAAATGTAGAACCTACATATACAGATTTGTCTCCGTAACTAATGCCGTCACTGTTAAACACATCAAACAGAGGAGCCTGATTTATTGTTGTTTTTTGCTGAGATACTTTCCAAAATCCATTAGAATAGTAATACATTTTTCCACTGTTTTCATCACCTTCTAAAACTAATACTGTTTCGCCTTCGATAGGATCAGTATCTGATTCTGCTATTAAGGTAATTCTTCTTGTACCAAGATGCGTAACAAACGAAACACGGAATATACGACCACTTACACGTATATCAGTGTCTGCTGTAAACAGCACTCGCATCCCTTCTAATAAATTAACACCATCAACATTATAACCTAAACTACCTTCTACTTTAGAAAATACATCTGTGGTAAATGTATCTACTAGAGTAACGTTGTCTTTGGCTTGACTACCAAAATTCCAAAGTGTAAGTCCTGCTTCAAATTCAATAATTGGTCGTTTAGCACGAGCATTTTGATCAAGTGTCAGTGGCTGATTATTAACAGCGGCTGATACTTCTATAACGTCCTTGTGGAACCAACGATTATAACGACTCCAAGGATTTCTATCTTTACTACCCCTATTAACTATTAGATAATCTTTAGTCGATGGGTAGTTTGCATTAACATCGTAGCCTTGTGTGTCAAATTGTTCATTGTCAAATTCAATATCTGCATTAGAGGCATAACTGGCAGGTGTTAATAGATCGTTTTCTGCAACAAGATAAATGCTGTTGCCTACACCTTCTACATACCAATTACCCGTTGAGTATTTTTCTGGTGTTACACGCCCTTGAAAGAAAACACGCATACCGTTGCTTAGAGGTGTGCCGTCATTTAACACATAAGTCTTTTTACCAATAATTTCGTTTTCTACATCTATTTTTGTAAACTCGTCAATGTCATAAATTTTTAAAATACCGCTGGAGTTTATATCGTTCTTACTAACGTAATAAAGAATATTTGGAGCATCTTCTGGCACTTGGAATTCGATTATACCGGTGCCTACGTATGCGTTACCTGTACTAACACCTTGTGTATAGAAAAAACTATCGCCTGAAATTCTATCAGTTTTAAATGCTATTGGCTGATCAGCACAGTCAACTTCAAAACGATAAGTTTGACCTCTATACAATGTTAGTGTAGGATTGCGAGTTAGTCCGTCTGGAGTAAACACATAAGCCTGATTATCTGTTTCATCAACAAGTGCAACCTTGTAAGTACTGATTATGTTAGGTGTTTGGCCAACAACTGGAATACTTTGGGGTCCGTTAGGCAACCAATAATATTCTCTATAATTGATAAACTTATCCCAGTCAATATGCGGATTCCACGCATAAAATTCTTGACTGTTGATTAAATCATGATTGCTGTTGTTAGAATTAAAAAAACTTAACTGATTAATGTAATCATTATAGTCTTTAAAAAATACATAATTGTTAAGACTATCTCTAATAGTAATAGCAGGTTCTAACTGATATGCTGTACGCTGATCGCTAACATCATCTAAATATCTATCTCTGATGCTGTATGCTTCTGTAGTTTTTCTTCCTACAAAGGCGTTTATTTTTTCTACTTCACCTTCAGATATTAACTGATCTAAAGTAGCATTTAAGAACTTTTGATTAGTTGCTGTTCTAAAATATCTTGGTAAAAAATCCACAGAAGTTCTGTTAGCAGAATTTCCAATAGGTAGTGCTGATTCTTGTTGATCGTTATTAAATGCCATAGTCTTATGCGCTTGTTATTCCACTAGTAGATTGTGTGCTGGTTAACACAGTACCTGATGCTCGTATACGTGACGCTGTTATTTCAGAAATAATTTCAACATCATCAACTGTTGCCGAACTTACAAAAATTTCATCTGAGTTAGATTTTATTTCGTAGAGACTACCAAAACTTAAACCATCTTGTTTAGGTACTAAAACAATATTAGCCAAATTTGGGGAAAGTTTATTCATCACATATGTGGCTAACTCGCCGAAATAAAATGTATCTCCAAACTCCCAATTTTCAATAGCAAAAAATTCATTAATGGCGTTTATGACCGCAGTTTTTATATCACTGTCGCTAACTGAAACGCCTTGGCTTTTTACTACTTTAAATGTGGCTTGAAGACTAGTATCTGCTGTACTACCAAAAATATTTTTATATTTTACAGGATGATAGATTATTTCATCGCTGACCGATTTTATTTTGTTAAGATTGCTACCAAAATTAACAAACAAAGAATCACTGCTTAAAGGTAAGGGCTTACTGTCTATCTCTCCTTTGAGCCAACGTCGATACTCTGTGTCATAACTGCGTGTTAGCATATAAACATCAACGATGTTTGTAGCCGCTGGGTCTAAACGACTGCTTTCGTCTGCGGCATGTATATACTGAAATTTAATAGAATTTCTTCCTTGGTATGATCGATATTCTGTATTAATAGTAAAACTAGTTGTGGCAGAATTAAAAGTTTTTACAAGATCCTCGTTAATTATATAGACTAATTTTCCATTTGAAAAAGTAGGAATATCTTGTTCCGCTTGTCCTTGTGTTTCGTAGACATTGATAAGACTATTAGAATTGTCTAGATAATAATAATCTATTACACCATCTAATCCAACTCTACGCTGTTGAAAAATATATTTTTCTCTAGGATTAGTTGTAGGGGCTACTATACGTGTAAACAAATCTGGATCATCTACTACGCCGTCTTCATCTGTGTCTGAAAAACTAATAGAAATTTTCTTAGAATCGATGTATCCGTCGGCACCTTTATACTCTTCAACAATATTCCATTCAAAGTCGTTCATAAATGCAGAAGTAACATCTGGTTGTTTATTAATGCTAAGAATTGTTATTCTATCTCTAATTACTTTTCCTGTCTTAGTATCATATACTTTATCACTGCTGTCGAAGAAAAATCTAACTTCAGTTTCGCTTTCAAAAACATAGCGAAGACCTCTGTTAGTTACTGTATATGTTTCTCCATCAGTTTCAAACATTACTAACCAACTAGAATCTAATTGTTGATTGCTAATATCTCCTGCTTTACCTAAATTAAAATTAGAAAGTTTATCAAGATTACTTTCTGTTACAATTTTCCATGCTGTTACTGTTGTGTCGTATCTTAGTCCAAATTCTTTATTAGCAAAAATTAAATCTATAATTCGAGATTGCGTAGCAGAATCTAATGCTTTAGTAAATCTTGGTACAATACTATCTAATACTGCATTATTAGGAATTATTTCGTTAAATTTAACTGGACCTTCACCGTTAGGCAATATTTGATCTTCTCCGTATGTGCCGTCACCAACTACGTTGATAACTTTTGCCCAGATATATTCTTTGTCACCTGGTAAAGATGCTGGACCGTCGACGATAAGATTATTTTTATCAAAATGTTTGATAGGAGTACCTTCGACATATGCTGTAAACTTTACTAAACTGTTCGGTATTAGATAAAAAAGATTACTGCTGGTAAAACTTCCTACAGTTTTAGGTTCATCTGTATCGACATTTTTAACATAACCTGTAGACACATTTGTGGCCTTAGAAATTTGTCTCCAATCTGCAAAAGTAATCGATAATCCAACACGTGGAAAATTATCTAGGTAAAAATCATACACTGACTTTTTCTTTAGCACAGGACTTAATTTATTAACTACAACACTTTCAATTTCTGATCTAGTAGCGGCGCTAAAATTAAATGTCTCAGCAAACTCTTGTTTATAAATGATACCATCTGTGCCAAATATATTAGTGCTACTGTATTTTCCACTAGTGTCTTTTAAATCAAAATAACGACTAATACCACTGCTAACACGATTAACTGCTTTGGCTTTAATAATTTCTTGGCTGATACTCAACGGCAGAACGTTATAGTCCTCGCCTGTGATCATTCGACCTTGTGTGTAATAAGTCTGTGGGGCTTTCTGTTTAATGCTGGCAGAAGTTTCTGCGGCAGACGCATTGTTAACTGTATATTTTAAACCAAGTGTTACAGTGATAGTTTCTTGTTTACCTCTCTTACTAACATAAGGAATATCTATAGTAACGTTTTTAATATTGTTAGGATTAACAGAATAGCGTAATCCGTTGCTGACACGATAATAGATTTTAAAATTGCCTTGTGGCAAGTCTCCAAACACTCCGTCAGCAAAACTTAAACGTATACGATCTCCGGTACGTGAAAGCACACTGTAGATATTTCTTATTTTTTTATTAACGCTGTTATAGATAATGTTATTGCCTTCAGTAGCATCAACTTTGGTCCACAATTCATTTTCTAAACCAATACCGTCTAACTTATACAACCAAATGTCGTCGTTATTAATTCCAGAACTATCTATGTCAACAGTTTCATTAGGACTAGGTCTTGATATGCCAAAGTTTCCTGTTTGAAGACTACCTTGACGGAAGTGTGCAAAGAAACCTGTGTTACTGCTAGGAGCACCACCGCCGTCATCCCTATATAAGAATGCTAAACTGTTGCCAGGAAAAGGTGCTTCTTCGTAAATTTTATCGCTGTCTTTAAATGAACAACTAACAACTTCAAAGTTGGTATTTCTTCCGTCTATGGATTTGTTAAAAGCATAAACAGGAACTTCAGTATTAGTAGCATTAAAACGATATTGCTCTGTTCTTATTCCAGAAATTACAGCTCGATCCTGGGGTTTGCCAAACTGAATAGTTTCTGTCATGGCAGCATTGATTACCTTGATAAATTGCTCATACCAGTTAGCGTTGGCTGGATCATTCCATACTATAGTCTGCCCTGCTAGGTTACGACCATTACTGTCAATAACTGCTTCTGTGGTAGATACTGCTGTGAATTTTAACAGTCCGTTGGCTGGTAAATTACGCTTAGGATTGTAACTTAATAAACGTGCCAATCGAAGCACACTTTCACGACGTTCTGCTAGTTCAAGAAAATTATCTCGACTGTTTAGATCAAAGCGGAAAGCAAGATTTTGACCTAAGTACGCAATAAGATCTATGAGGGCTAGATACTCACTGCTTTCGATATAGTCGTTAAAATCTTCAGGATAATTTTCACGTAAGTACGTGATCATTGTACGACGTAAATTGTCGAAATCGTAACTTTGAAAATCTGCGTTACGGAAACTTTGGTATATCTTTTTCCAATCTTCCGCTACAATTAGTCTATTTTGTCTATCTACACTGGCCATAATATCCCCTCATACTGATATTTATCGCAACGAAAAAACTGGGTAGATTATTATGCTAGGATACTGTTGTCTTGATCAAACTGAAAACGCAGTTGTTCAGATATGTTGTAGGGCAAGTATGTTAGTTCGCACTCTATTTGTAGTCCACTTTCGTATTCACTGACTACAATCCTATCAACTTTAACACGTGGATCAAAATTTATAATTGTAGTAACGTCCTGTGCTATGATTTCTTTAAGTTCTTCTGTTAAAGGCTCAAACAGTGCGTCCCAAATAATAGTGCCAAATTCAGGTCTTTCTAAGCGTTCGCCTTTGCGAATATGAAAGTGATTGATAATATCCTGTTTAATTAAAGCAATATCATAAAGAGCAAAACTGCCTGCAGGATCTGCTATAGTACTTAAACCTCTGTAGGTACGGCTTCCGGCAACCGTTTGTTTTTGATTACCTTGTACAACTGTTCTGCTAATAAGGTTTTTTTCTAATGCCATAACTTTATTTATTTGCCTGTTTTCTTAAAGGTATCTAGTGTTTTACCCACTGTACCATTTTTTACTTGGCTACTAGAAGATGCATCTGTAACTTCCGGAGTATGTCCCGAAGGGTTTAAATTTTCATGTCCTCCCCACGGTTCTGCTTGTGGCACACGTTTAGGATCAGGCCCTGCACTGGCTGTGCCTGCGGCTGGCCCGTTCATGTGAATCTGTGCCGCTGTTTCTAAATGATTGCCACCACTGTTGATGTTTGTTGTCCCTGATGTGGTAATAAAGGTATTAGCGCCACTTAGTGCCGCCCAATCTGCACCACTTTCAGCATGAAACTTTTCACCGGCTTTAATATTAACATTACGCCCTGCTTTAAGATTTATATCTCTGTCTGCGGTGACATTAAGATCTGCTTTAGTGTGTATGCTAACACTGTCTGCGGCATAGATATCAATTTTACCATTACTAGTAAGTTCTATCCAAGTAGTTCCCCTAGCATTACCAATGTAAATTAAATCTTCACTGTTGTGTAAAAGTATTTGATGACCTGTGCGTGTTCTAATACGTACTAGTTCGTTGTGTGGAATAGTTGGATCTCCGCCCGTTTCATCATTTTCAACGCTGACATATTGACTAGGTGCTTCGCTAGCCGGGCCAACTCGTAAAAAGTTTTCGTCACCGTCATCCATGACAAAAGTACTGCCGCCCAATCGACTAACAAATGTGCCTGTTACACGGCTTTCTTGAAAACCAGTAGTTCCTTTTTTAGCACCACTTCTTCTATCTACTGGGCCCGGAGTGCTAATACCGAATACCATACTAGGCAAATCTCGTCTTGCACTAGAAGTAGTTGTTCCTCTAGTTTCATCCCCGGCAAGTCCTTGGGCCGATAATACTTGATCAAAAGGGTGTACAGGTTTTTTAATTAATGTTGTGTCAGTTTGTGTTTGATCATTTAATCGTTTATTAAATTCTGCTACTACACGTTTGCCCGATCCTGTCTCGTTGTGTAGCTCTGTTGCGGCTAATCCCGGAGTCATAAAGTTCATAAACTCGTCTTGAACACAACCAATCCAATATCCTTGTTTAATATCACCATCAACAAAAATTACCATGACTGTTGTACCAACATCTGGCGGTACCATCCAAAAACCGTAACTTTTTTGTGTGTCGTTATATGTATTGTTATTACCAGTATGCTCTAATGCTGTAACTCCATAGAACGGACTGAGATATTTTACCGGAATAGTATTACCCACGCGATTAGGTAAGTTACCAACATCTCTCAATAGTTGGACTTGCAGTGTACCCATGTATTTTGGATCAAGGTGGCTAACAATTTTAGCCAAGTAGGGACCGGGTCCTAGTGGGCTTTGATTTTCTGGCGTTCGTCTTATTTCTGGCATATTATGGTGCTATGTAATCAGAAGAAAAAGTATTTTCGGGAGTGCTAGATTCTACTAACATCTCAGCATTGGCCACAGCCGGTGATGTTCTTACTTTAGTTCTTGCGGCTGGGTTATTGGGATCAAATGTGGCTCTACCGTTATCATCATATAGTCCTGTAGAGTCATATAAATCACCTGTTTCAGTATTTCTTCTTATTGTACTTAACTGTCCCGTTTCGTCTCGTAATTCTTCACTACCGTTGGCTCTTTCTGCTACGGCATCGGTTGTTGATGCTCCTGCTAATACTTGGGGTCTTGGTTTCTGATTGTCTATTCTGTTTAAGGTCAATAATTGTGTAAACTTACCTTTGCTAACTGCAGATTTTGTTAAAACTAATTCGTACAATCCACTAAACTCTTCTAGTACTTCGGTGTTAACTCCAAACTCCATAATTCCAGTTGGGCCGTAATCTATAGGTGTTCTAAAATTTAAAATCACAGTAACTATACCACTTTGATAATCCATGGCAACATCTTCTGTAATATTAAATCTACCAGATCCAGTGTTGCTAAAATTACCAATGCCGCTGTCAGCAATGAAATACGGATCTCCTTGTATTTGTAATTCTACTTGTACAACATCTGTGCTCATATCGTTTAATATCGCATAGTTAAACATTTGTGCTATTAACGTTCGATGATCTGCGGCCGGAGTTCCTCCAACAAGTGCATTTACTTCTGTGTTTTGTCCGTCTGTTTTGCCGTTGTTCCCTTCTATTTCTCCAGACTCGTTGCTGGAGATAATTGGACTAGTGTCTGGTAATCCTGCAGAATTTTTAGTCGAATAAAATGTTGCGGCATTTAATAGACCGTTGTCTGCTAGTTGTGGTGTACCAAATAATGTTGTAAAGTTTAATTTAAAATCTATAATTTCTTCGTTTTTACCAGTATAGATATAATCATAAACTTTGGCTGTTTCTTCTGTGAGCCAGTCTAATCCTTTAGGTTCAGAGTTTGCTCTTTTATATTTGGCACTGTGTACGAAATAAGGTACTACCTTAAACACTATTGCCACAGGCGGTCTGTTTTTTCCTAGATTACCTTCTTCACTAGGTTTAATATATACTGCGGTTTCAATTCTAAACCAAGGAATTAATCCGCTAGGATCCTTGTTGGCTTTTTCTACAGCCGATTTACCATATTCACTGACTACTATTACATTAGTGATTGCGTTTATTATTGTAGACCCTTGTTCAAAAACAAATAGTCGACTCTTAGGATCATATGTGGCATTTTTTCTTCTTATGCCTTTAGATGCATCTGGTTGAGCAACATTAGTTTGTACCTGTTTACTTTCGCCAGCCATTGACTGAGAAAAATCCATTGATGATATACCTATATCATTAAGAGTACTGTTATCCTGTACTACTAGATTATTCGCACCCCTTGTGGCATTAATTCTTGTTGTAAAATCTACTGATTTACTTTCATTAGGATCTTGTGTTGCTGTTCGGTCGTTTAAATCTATTAACTGATCATTGTCTTGATTATTGTTTTCATCTTCGTTGTCCGAGTTAGATTCACTGTTAGCAATATTTGTCGAATCTTTAGGAAACACAATTAGTATTTCATCTGGCAGGCCTTTGACTTTTTCTTTAGAGTTCATTTCTTGAATTCGTTTATTAATTACTGCCTGTAAACTAAACTCGCCAGATTGTAATATTTCTTGAACAGTACTACCTGCAATGCCAATATCTGTTTTAAAAACATTATTCAAATCTGATACTGCTGTTTCGTTATACGCAATAGCCTGTAGACTATAAGTGGATCCTGCCCCAGTAACTTCCATGCTCATGTCTACTAAATGCACAGGTAAATGTCTTGTAGTGTTAGGAACTTTATGAGAATTTCCATTGTCATCCCACCCTACAAATTCTATAGTAATTAAAAACGGAGCCAAGTTATACCCAGTTTCGTGACCGTTTTCTCTAGCGGCTACTTCTAGAGCTTGAAACAGCATTCCCATACTATAAGGCTCTATGATAGTCATTTTCATGTCTGTCAAGTTACTGCCTAACGTTAATCTATTAAAAGTTGCTTCAAGTTCAAATTCAAAATCTGTAATAAAAAATTCATATTTTCCAGATCTGTTGTCGCTAGTTTCTGCGGCAAGACTTACTACTTGATCGCCGCTGCCGCCAGATTTAGCAATAATTTTTCCCAATCTTCCTGCTTTATAACTTTGTTCTGGATAGTTGTATTCGTCTGCTGTTAGACAACTTAATGTGATAATAGTAGTAAAACTAGCAAAGGATCTCAAAGGATTGGGCTGTGGTAGTACAATATCAACATTACCCGGAGGAGTGTAACTTACAGGAATATTAGTTCCAACTCCACTGTCTCCTAGATTAACGTTTTTACCACTGTAAACTTCTCGAGGTCTTTGTTCTGTTTTAGGTTTTGCCCCAGGTTTGGCTGCTCCGGCAGGAGGCACAGGCGTTTTTCCTGATACTGCACCGGCTGCCCCATCATAATAGGATTTTGCTTGTACACCGTTGGCGTCTTTTTTGCTGAGAGATCTATCTGCGTTGACTGCTCCGGCACCTACTAGGTGCGAAGCACCTAGATAACCTGCTGTTTGTTCAGCGGATGTATTAGGCCCTATTACACGACTGGCATTTAGATAACCTAAATTTTTATCAGTGTAAGTAGCAAATGCTTTGTCTTGCAGTGCTGGATTATTTAGAAATGCTTGTCGACCGCCCGGTATTGTCCAATTGCTGTCGTTGAGTGCGGCTGAGTTACTGTTAGGAGCATCACGTCTTATCAGTCCTGCATCTTTGAGAGCAGGCACTCCCATCTGATACCCACCCATGAATCCTAGACGGTTTACTACTGCGTAATCGCCAGAACTTTCTTTTTGCAGGATATATCGACGATAATTTTCGTACCCCTCGGCTCCAAGAATCTGTTGTGTTTTACTCATAGGTTATTAAATTCCTAGAACTTTAAACAGGCTTGGTTTTTTAGGTATGTAAATTTCTGTTCCAGATTTAAAATCAAATATTGGATCTCTAATAACATCAAGATTGCGTTGTGCAAAAACCCACCATAGTTTAGGTGTATCATATAGATATGTAGACAATAAGTCAGGGCGATAGTTGAACTGTGGCTCTATTGCATATAAAATATCATCCGGCTCAGCAGACACTGGTCGTATAGCCATTGTATCGAGATAACCTGCACGAACTTTAGTGTTAAACCAAGGACTAGAGTTTGCGTATTTTGCAGCCATTAAATGTAACCTCCGCCTTCTTTACCAATGTAGGCACCGTTAACAAAATCATTGAGATTAAAATTTCGAACTTTAGTTCTACTGTAAACTGGTTGGCAAGTCACAGTAAGTGTACTTCTAACTGGTGCATATCCTATACCGTCTTTGCGTTGAATACCGCTGTCAACATCTGTTACCACAGGAATACCTCCTGTAAATTTTGCAGGTATGTAGTCTACATCTTTTGGTAGTTCTACTGTGAAATTTGTAATTACCACTGGAACATTAGCAAACACAAAGTCGCCATAGCCGTTTAATTTTACTATAGGAGGAGGACTGCCTGCATTTTCTGTTTTTTCACCGTAATACATTTTTGTCACACTGCGAAGGTAGTGTACTGCGGCTATCCAATAAGCGGCTTCTGTGCCATCTTCACAATAAAAGTCTCCAGTAATAGATATTCTATCAATCTTACTGTTTTCATAACTGAGAAATGCATAATTATTATGCACTGGTTCAACAGTTTGATAGTTAGCCTGATGGCTAAGACTGATACTAGGTGTGTAAGGAAACACAAATCCGTTAGTGGCTTTTAGTGGTTCTAGTATAAAACTTTCTTGATAAACACCTGGAGGTAAACTTAACTTCACACGCCAATCTTTAGCACTAGTGGGCCCAGAAAATGTGGCTTTAGTTGCGCCCGATGCTCCGCTAGGAACACCGCCTTTAGGCAGTATACTTCTAATTAAACTAGTGGCTCCGCCTACTAGGCCACCTACAGCACCAATGGCATTGCCTACATTTCCGCCAACTGTAGAACCTAAAGTTCTAGCACCCGATGCGAAACTACTTATTCTATCTAATGGCATATTTGGCTATCTCCGTTACACATATTTATTGACTTTTAAAACCGCTGGTTTTATAATGTTATAGAGGAGTACTATAATAACAATGAAAAAAGTAAACTATCTTAACAACAAGGATCTGTTAGCAGAAATACATAAAAGTAAGTGTTCCTACAGCAGTTTCGCTAAACAAGAGCATCATCAATATGATTTAATTTTGCCTAGTTTAGAAAAAATTAATGTAAGAACTATAGCAGAAGCCAAAAGAAACAGAGCTAAACGTCTAGCACAACAAGCGTTTGAAGCAGCCAAAGCATTAAACAACAAAGTCAAACTAGCAGAATTTGAAGTTGATTATAAAAAGATTGAAAAAACTGATCTAGTATTTCGTATTATGACATACGATCATATTCCAGATGCTCCTGGACGTAAAAAATCAGTAAAAAGCGCCGCAGATGCCAAAGAAAAAGTAAACTTTCCTGCTTTCCAACATTGGAAGTTTGATGAGAATGATAATTTAGAATGTGTAGGCAAAAGCCATTGGAAAGGCGGAGTCAAGACCGGCAAGTTTTCAAAAGATCACGGACAAATTACCAACACATTAGCTCGTATGTATATTAAACTTTGTGAACGTTATGCTACTAGAGGCAATGTTCGAGGTTATACCTATAACGACGAAATGAAAGGTCAGGCCATTTTGCAGTTAACACAGATAGGATTACAGTTTGATGAATCAAAATCAGACAATCCATTTGCATATTTTACTGCGGCTGTGACTAATAGTTTTGTACGTGTGATCAATATTGAAAAGAAAATGCAAAATATTCGAGATGATATATTAGAAATGAACGGAATGAACCCAAGTAATACTAGAATTATCAATGCCGAATACGAACATGCAATGAAAAGAGAAGCAGATAGCAGTGGGGATTAACATTGCTCGTTTAATCACTTATATTTACAGGACTTATGTTTAAAAAAATTGCTTGTTTTACCGATATACATTTCGGATTAAAATCAAATAGTGCTATACATAACCAAGACTGCGAGGATTTTGTAGATTGGTTTATTGCTGAGGCCAAACGTGAAGGGTGCGACACTGGCATCTTCCTAGGTGACTGGCATCATAATCGTAACAGTTTGAATATGTTAACTTTACACAGTTCTATTCGAGCACTGGAAAAATTAGGTAAAGCATTTGATAACTTTTATTTCTTCCCAGGTAATCACGATTTGTACTACAAAGACAAGCGTGATGTACACAGTGTAGACTGGGGACGACATCTTCCCGGAGTTACGATTGTTAACG